TCCCTCCGAGCGCACCAATAAAGTCTCTCCCTTAAATCGCTACCCAATTGAAAACGCAGCGAAATCCTCGCCGCGCTTTTCCGGCGCTTTTCGTTCTCGCGTATTCTGTGATACAGATCGGGATATGTTCTGTGATACACGGGCGGGGAGCGCACCTTGGTAAGGCAGGAAAATCAGGATCGCTTTCTGCTCTTACGCGAGGGCGTCTACTACTATTGGCGGCGCGTTCCGAGGACGGTTGTCCATCTCGAAGATCGTGCGCCGGTGATCCGGCTGTCGCTCAAGACTGACGATCTGGCGAAGGCGAGGGCGCAGCGGGACATCCTCGAAGAAGCCGACAACATTCTGTGGGCGTCCATGCTCACGGAAGGCGGGAAGACTGAGGCGGCGATGGCAGCTTACAAGGTCGCCCGAGCCCGTGCGGAGGCCCTTGGGTTCGCCTACCGCCCGGCGTTGGACATTGCGCAGCTTCCACTCGAAGACCTCTACAGACGCTTCTCTGCGGTCGCTGATAAGCGGACGCCGACGGCCGTCGCGACGGCCATCATGGGCGGTGTGGACCGTCCCAAGGTCTTGGTCAGCGAAGCCTTCAAGATTTACTGTGACGAGATCGCGGCGGTCGAGATCGTCGGCAAGAGCGAAGAGCAGAAGAAGGCGTGGCGGAAGGTCAAGCAGTACGCGGTCGATGCCTTCACGAAGGTCGTCGGTGAAGACCTCGCGATGGATGACATCACACGCGACCACGCCAAGAAGATGCACGATCACTTCAAGGCGCTTATCGCTCCGACCGACAAGAAAGCGGACAAGAAGTCGGCTTCACTCGGCAAGCGCCGCCTGGGCGATATGAGCATCCTCTACAAGCGGTATTACGCGCATATCGGCGTCGAGGGACGGCCGAACCCATTCGAGGGCCTGACCTTCAATCAGAAGTTCAAGAAGCGTCGGCTGCCGTTCCCCATCGAGTGGGTACGCGACGTGATCCTGAAGCCCGGCGCGCTCGCGGGCCTCAATGAGGAAGCCCGCCATATCGTGCTGGTCAGCATCGAGACCGGCGCACGCCCAATCGAGCTTCGCTACCTGCGCGAGGATCGGATCAAGCTGAACGACAAGGTGCCGCACATCCTTGTCGAGCCATCGTTCGATCCCGACGAACCGCATGAAGTGAAGACCGTGTCATCGGTCCGCCGCATCCCATTGGTCGGCGTCGCGCTCGAAGTGATGAAGCGCCACAAAGACGGCTTCCCCCGCTATCGCGATTCCGGCAACACGCTTTCTGCGACGGTCAACAGCTTCCTCAAAGAGAACAATCTACAGCCGACCGGCAAGGAAACGCTCTACAGCTTCCGGCACACCTTCGAGGATCGCCTGAAGGAAGGCCGGATCGATGACGAACTGCGGAAGATTCTGATGGGGCATACCATCGACCGCGAGCAGTACGGGTCGGGCGGATCGCTGAAGCTGTATCATGAAGAGTTGATGAAGATCGTCTATCCGTTCGATCCGTCTATCGTCTAGCTCGCCGCATCGCGCGAGCCATCGTGGACTCGCTCGCCTTCTTCGTCTCGATCTCGCGCTCAAGCCGCTCCCAAATCGGCAGATAGACTTCGCCGCCTTGGGGCGCTTGGGCCATGATGTCAGCAAGCCGGTCGAGGCAGCGTTCGAGCATTTCGACCGTGATCTCATTGTCGTTGGCGGGCTTCCTCATGACACAACCACTTCGAGGTCGGTCGGTACCGCGTCGAAAGATGCGGCGTTGCGCGGACGGTCGAGCCCATTTAACCGCTTCCTTCTGATCTCGACCACGACGCCGCGCATCCGCTTGGCTTGCTTCGCTGCGATGGTGACGCGGCGCGCTTCTGCCTTCGCCGGATCGACTGCGTCCCGGCGAAGGCGTTCCTTGAGCGCTTCATTAGCGCGCCGATCCATTACGCGACATCCAAAACGGGGATGGTGATGTTGCGCGCGACGCCGCGCACGCCAGCGATCACGGCGTCGATCCGCATGTTGATCTCGAAGGCGCGGAAGCGAGCGTCGAGCAGAGCGAGCGCGACGGAGTCGAGGGTCGGCTTCGCGTTGCGCGATCTGCACGCTTCGATCATGCGTTGCGTGGTGATGTCTTGAATGTCAGTGAGCGACATGGATCGGTGCTTCCTGCAAGAGCGAATGTTGGTCGGGGTGGATCGTCGGCCGTTCTTTCCGCTTGCCCTTGAAGCGCACCGGCCGGATCGCGGTCGGGTCGCGCAGGAAGGGGAAGCGCTCATGGATGCCGGTGACGATCTCGATCAGAGCCGTCACCGTCTGCGGCATGGTCAGGCCGAGCTTGTCGGCGATGGGCTGAAGCTCTGCGCGGACTTCCTCGGGCAAGACTTTGGCGCGCGGCACCGCGACGAAGTCCCACCCCAGGAAGCCGAGCACCGCTTCGAGAGACTCGAGCCCCGGCTTGTTCTTGCGCCGCCACGCCTTGATCGAAGCGCGGCGAACGCCAGAACCTTCCTCGGTCTCGTCATAGGTGACGCGGAGCCGAGCCATCTCGGCGAAGACAAGCTTCACATGAGGGCCGACGCGGTCCGGCATCGTCACCGTGCGCCGGTTGGCGCGGTCGCGGGTCCTACTCATGCTTCGGCCCCGATGCCAGTTCGGTCGTGATGTTCATCATGGCGATCACGCCCGTCAGATGTTCCTCATCCGCCTGGAACATGATGCGACGATTGCGATGGTCGGGATGGAGCGCGATGGTGCTCGCGCGGAACGAGTTCAGCATCGTCTTCATGAACATGCCGTTGATGCCGAACGCGGCGATCTCGCCGTTGATCGTCGCCTCGACCACGTCCACGCTGCCGCCGGTCTGACTGCCGACCGCGACCACGAAGCCGTCTTCCGAACCGGCGCACTGCAAGCGATGGCCCAATTCCTTCGAAGCGAAGGTTTCGAGCAGCGCGACCGTGCTGGCGCAGGCTTCGCGGCTGACGACGATGCTCTCGGGAGCGGGATTCGAGACGAGCGGAAGATAGTTCGGATAGGTGCCGACCAACAGCGAGGAGCAGAAGCGAGTCGAGTCGGTGAAGAAGAAGACCGAGTTGGCGTTGACGATGATGTTCACCACGTCGGCCTTACCGAAGAGACGCAGCACGGCATTGACGGTCTCGGCCGAGAGGATCACGCCGGGGCGGTTGTCGTTGAGCGGCATGTCGTCGGCTCCGTCCGGCGCAGGAACGGTCGCCTTGAACAGGATCGTGCCGGTGGTGCCGACTGCGGCGAGGCGCTTTCCGTCATCAGCGACGTGGAGGAAGACGCCTTGCATCGGCGAGCTAGGTACGGTCGAAAGCGCCTGGGCGGTGTGACCGAACAGGCGGACGAGATCGGCGCCTTCGAGCGCAAACTGTGCGCCGTCCATGGCGTAGTCGCGAGCAGGCCAGTCTTCGGCGGCGAGGGTGGGGAAGGTGGTGCGCGAGCGCCCGGCCTTGGCGATCAGTTCGTACTTTGCCGTGTCCATGGTGAAAGTGACATCGACGCCTTTCGGCAGCCGATCCACGACGGACTTCAGCTTCATCGCATCGACGGTCGTTGCGCCGTGGGCCTCAACCTCGCACGCGCCGGTCGCCTCGACCATCATCTCAAAGTCGGTCGTGGCGATGGAGATCGTGCCATCCTGCACGATGATGCGCGCGTTGTTCGCGATCACAGCGGGCGAGTTTTTCGGTGCGCTGGATACGCCGCGCGCAACGATATCAGCGAGAATGTCACGATTGATCTTGAACTTCACAGAAGGCTCCCTTGCTTGGACGTGTGGAAATGGCGCTCGCTGCCAACGTGCGCCTTGCACTCGTCAGCGGACGGAAACTTGGGGTTGGTGAAGAGATGCAGCCGGTGCAGCGCATCGTCATGAAAACCGGCGCGGATCACCGCGTCGATCTCGTCGCGGATCGCTTCGTCTTCGAGGGTCGCGAGATGACGGCGAGCGACCATTGAGTCGCCTTCGCCCAAGGCGGCGTGCGCGCGCAGAAGCGCGAGCTTGTCCGCAATCGACATCGGCTCACGCATCGTTCGCCGGAGCCTTCGAGTGATCCACCGCCTCATACAGGTTGAGGGGGAGCAGGTACGGGTTGGGAAATTTCACGGGGCCGTCGAGCGCCCGCAGCTTGAAAGGACGCCTCTCTTCGAGCGCGCTCTTCAGCGCGTCTTGCATCCCGCGCGACCATCCCCGGTCGGTGTAGAAGACGGAGTAGTGCGCGGCCTCCCGCCAAGCGAGACCGAGCGCGATCCCCAGCGCGCGCTCGGTCGGCTTAGTGTCATCGAGAACCTGGGTGAGCAGAAGGTGCGAGGCCTGGGCGCTCTCGCCGCGCAAGGCGCAATCCTTCAAGCAACGCCGCGCGTAGGCGACGTTATCGTTGACCGCCCCAGCGTAGGGCGACTCCAAAACTACCAATTTGATGCTTTGCATGGTCCGTTGCCTCTCCCGAGCAGCAACGGACCATATGGGCTTCTATCCGTTATGTCAACGGATAGCGACGGATGGCAACGGATAAAGCAATCAGACTAATTCACAGGAAGCTATAACGCGTTCGAGCGCTTTCACGTTCTTCCTGGGAAGATCGATGTCAGCATTGGTGTCGAGACAGCGCACCACGATCTTGTCGGCCGAGATCGTGATGATCTGACGAATCGCAACGCGGTCGTCGGTCTGCCTCACAACAGCGAAGCCGCCGTGAACAACCGGCTTGCTTGGGCTCACAAGAGCGACCTCACCCATACGATAGCGCGGAGCCATGCAGTCATCGGGAACAGTGATCGCGTACACGTCGCGGCTAACGAGAAGCGGCGAAGTCCAAGATGCGCGACGCTCTGCGACCAATGGAAAGAAGCCATCAGGGTCGGGCAGGCCGATGTGGAACAATGGGATCGTGCCTGCCGTTGATTGCGGCATCTCGATTGGAAGCAAGTTTGAAACGGGATGCGAGCTTATTCGTGGGGTGCCCTGCGTTCCGAAAAAATAATCAGCGTCGGTATCCAGAACTTGGCCGAGCTTGGCGAGCGATTCGCGCGTCGGGTTGAGTGATTTGCCTGCGAGAAGATCGTTAACGTAGCTTAACCCTAGTCCAGCGCGACGCGATGCTTCGTTCTTCGACAATCCTGCCGCCGCGACCCGCTCTTCGACGCGGGATTTAATCGTGTCGAGCGCGGGATGCGCCTGCGCCCGTGTCTTCTTGTCGTCTGCCCTCGACTTCATGCTCATTAGTCCCCGACCGTACTCTACTGATCACCAATTCGAATAACCCCTTTTTAGAATAGTTCAAAAGGGATCGCTACTCGAACAAATACATTCCCTGCCGTGGATCAGGCGACGGACCATCCGACGATTATTGTTCTTCATCCGTTGCCATCCGTTGACATCTATTCAGCCGTCCGTTACAAAAAATCCAACGGGGTCACAAAGAGGTTGCCAACTGATTCGGCTTAAAGCCGGATCGGCGACGGATGTCAAGCGGTATCGACGGATGGATTTTGTTAAGGAAACGAACGAAGCGCTGGTCGCGCGCGTTGGAGCGCTCGAACAGAAGTTCGCCGATCTGCGCAACTCTATGCGCGCTTCCGCCGCGTTGCCCACCAACTGGCGCCTCACCCCCAAGGAACGTGACCTGTTCCTCGCGCTGCTCTCGAACGACACCGTCACGAAAGAGATGGCGATGCTCGTTCTCTACGGCACCGAAAACCGGCCCGACCATAGCGTCGCGATGTTCATGTCGCGCGTCCGGTCCAAGACCGAGCCGCATTCCGTGAAGATCGAAACGATCAATCGCACCGGCTACCGGCTCGTTGACCGGCTGGTGTGGGTCAAGACTTTGAAGCTCGACGCCGTCGAGCACTAACCGGGGAGCCACATGGCAATCTCACTGAAGGGCAGCATCAAGAAGAAGTCGGCTGCCGAAGACCAACCGATCATCACCATCTATGGCGTGCCGAAGATCGGCAAGTCGTCGCTGGCTGCGGAGTTTCCTCGCCCGGTGTTTATCCAGACGGCGGCAGGCGAAAGCGTCCCGGCGGGCATCGTCGCGGACACTATCGAGGTTCGCAGCTACAATGACCTGTGTGAGGCCATCGGCGCGCTCGTCAACGAAGAGCACAACTACGCCACGGCGATCTTCGATTCGACCACCGGCCTCGAAAACCTGATCCGTGCGGAAGCCTGCGCCCGCAACGGGTGGAAGAACATCGAAGACCCCGGCTACGGCAAGGGCTACAAGGTCGCCGCGAGCATCTTCCTCGAATACATCGACGGCATCATGACGCTGCGCTCGCTCCGTCAGATGGCCGTGATCCAACTCGGTCACTGCGATATCAGCCGCTTCGAATCGCCGACGACCGATCCGTATTCGCGCTATCGCGTCAACCTCCACAAGGACGCCGCCGACATCATCGAAGCGAACAGCGACGTGATCGCGTTCCTCAATTTCAAGGCTTCGATCAAGAAGGTCGATGCGGGCTTCAACAAGCAGCTTACGCACGCTGAAGGTGGCGGCACTCGATGGATGTTCCTCGAAGAGCGCCCCGGCTTCATCGCTGGCAACCGCTTCAGCATGCCCGCCGAGTTGCAGTTCAAGAAGGGTGAAGGCTACGCGGCGCTTGCCAAGTACCTGCCTGCGCCTCTCGCCGAAGCCGCCTGATTCGATCAACACCGAAACTCTCGAACGCCATAGGAGATAAACATGGCACAACTGAACGTGAGCCTCGCCGACGTGAATGAGAAGGACGCAGAAGGCGGGGGCGGCGTAATCATCCCGCGCGACCGCTACCTTCTCAACATCGTCGAAGGCGAGGTCAAGCGCAACTCGAAGAACACCGGCGATCTCTTCGAGTTCAAGACCGAAGTGGTCGAGGGCGAGTACGCTGGCGTCAAGGTCTTCGGCAACATCAACGTCACCCATCAGACGTTGACCGCGCAAAAGATCGGTCAGGCTCAGTTGGCGGCGCTCGCCGAAGCGACCGGCATCGGCAAGGCGAACCTGACCGACACCGACCAGCTTCTGTTCCAGCCGTTCTACGCCGATCTGGATGTCGAGACCTACAAGGATCGCAACCAGAACGACAAGGAACGCATGGTCATCAAGAAGTACATCCATGGTGGCAACGCGAACGAGCCGCCGCCGAGCAAGGCCCCGGCTGCGAACGACAACGTGAAGGCCAGCACGGCCGCCAACGACAACGTCAAGCAGACCCAGGCGACCGCCACCCAGGCGCAAAAGACCGCGCCCGCCGCCGGTGGCGCTCGGCAGATGCCTTGGCAGCGCACCGCCTAAGACGCGACTAACGCCGGGGCTTCGGCCCCGGCACCTTCTTCCATCCCCCGACAATTCAGTCTGCAAAACGCGCTTCGGCGCGAACGATAGAGGCTTGCCTGATGGCACCGATCCCGCGCCCCTTTAGCGCCACCACCGAAGCCATCTATGCCGCCTATGCGAAGGCGCGCAGTCAAGCTTGGGACTCGCTCGGCATCTCGATCTCGCTGCTCGGTGAAGAGTGCGAGCGCGCCCTTTGGTACACGTTCCGCTGGGCGTCGCAGCCCGAAGTGATTGACGGCCTGAAGGCCATCACGTTCGAGACCGGCGAGATCGAGGAAACGCGGCTGCTCAACGCGCTGCGTATGATCGGCTGCGAAGTGGACGATGTCGATGCTCGCGGCAAGCAATACCGCGTGACGGCCGTCTCGGGTCATGTTCGCGGAAAGACGGACGGTAAGGCGCTCGGCCTGCCGGAAGCTCCCAAGACTTGGCATGTCGTCGAAGCCAAGTCGATGAAGGACACCTATTGGGACAAGGTGAAGAAGCTCGGTGTTCGCGAGGGCTATTTCACCCATTGGGTGCAGTTGAACGTCTATTGCCATCTCTTCGGCTTCGAGCGCGGCCTTTACATCTGCCGAAACAAGAACACGGGCGAGGTCCACTGCGAACGCATCGAGACGGACCATGCTGAAGCGATCCGGCTGCTCGCGCGCGCCGAGCGGATCATCAAGCAACCGAATCCGCCGCCGCGTCTGCACAACGATCCGAACGCGAAGATGGCCTTCAAGTGCCGAACGATGTGCAACCATCTCGCCAACTGCCATGAGCATGCGTTCGCGCGCATTTCCTGCCGGACCTGCATCCATGCCACGCCCGAGATGTTCGGCGATGCCGCGTGGTCCTGCGCTCGCTGGAATAAGCCGCTCTCGCTCGCCGAACAGAAGCAAGCCTGTCCGGCGCATCTCTTCCTGCCGTCGCTCGTCCCAGGCGAATTGATCGACGCGAGTGATGAAGAGGAGTGGGCGCTTTACACGCTACACGATGGGCGCGAGTGGCGCGATGGCGTGAAGCCCGAGCCCGAGCGTCGCTACTGGCACCATCCTGAAAGCGGCAGCCTGTTCGCCACGCTCCCGAACGATCCCGATCCTCGCGACAACGAACCGCTCTGCGAAGAGATCAGCTTCGCCGAGTTCATCAAGCTCACCGACCACTACGCAGCGCAGGGGGAATAACGCGCATGTCCGCCTATTCGTTCAAGACCCGCTTCGTCGAGACGAAGAGTGGTCAGTGCATGTACTTCCTGCCTGGGCAATCCGGCATGTACGGCTTCGTCTGCGGCACGCCGACGATCGACGACAAGTCGTACTGCGACTGCCACCACAAGGCGACCCATCAACCGCTCAAGAAAGCGAAGATCAGTTTCTTCGATCTGTCAGCGGCCTCGCTCGACAACGACACCGATTATGAGCCCGATCTGACGGAGGTTCTTCAGTGAACTTTCCGTTCGTCTACGCCGACCCGGCTTGGCAGTTCGAGACGTGGAGCGAGGAGGGCAAGGACCGCTCGCCCGAAGAGCACTATGACTGCATGCCGCTTGACGAGATCAAGGCGCTGCCGGTTCGCGAGATCGTGCCGGAAGATGCGGCGTGCGGATTGTGGGTCATCGACACGATGATCGACGAAGGCATTAAGGTGCTCGCCGAGTGGGGCTTCACCTACAAGACTGTGCTCTTCTACTACGTGAAGGTCGGCCGTGGCCTGCGCCCGCACATGGGCATGGGCTATTGGACGCGCGCCAATCCCGAGATTTGCCTGTTCGGCACGCGCGGCAAGCCGAAGCGGAACGGCAAGGGTGTCGAGCGCCTGATCCTCGATCTCGATCCAGACGAGAAGACCATCCTCGCGCCGCGCGGCGAGCACTCGGCCAAACCGCTCGAAGCCTACAACCGCATCGAACGCCTTCTCGATGGTCCGTACATCGAACTGTTCGCGCGCCACGCTCGCGCCGGTTGGCACCAATGGGGCAACGAGGTCGGCAAGACCGGCGGCACCCCGAACCTGTTCCACCTTCCGGGCCATCCGGCTCGCGCAGCCAATGACAATTCGCTTTTCATGGGAGCGCTGTGATGGCTCTCGAACTGCGCAAATACCAGCGCGAAGCCTGCGATGCGCCCTATGACTATTGGGCGACCAAGCCGGACGGCAATCCGCTGATCGTTCTGCCGACCGGGGGCGGCAAGTCGCTTGTGCTCGGCACGATCACGCAAGAGTTCATCGGCTTCGAGCCGACGACGCGCATCGTCATGGCGACGCATATCAAGGAACTGATCGAGCAGAACTACGCCGAGTTGATGGGCATCTGGCCCTTCGCCCCGGCGGGCATCTATTCGGCGGGCCTCCGTCGCAAGGAAGCGCACGCGCAGATCGTCTTCGGCGGCATCGCGACCATGTTCCGCGCAGCGGAGCGGATCGGGCATGTTGACGTGCTGATCATCGACGAAGCGCATCTAGTTCCGCCGGATGAAGCTGCCATGTATGGCAAGTTCATCAAGGCGCTGCGCGCGATCAATCCGAAGATGTTGATCCTCGGTCTGACCGCCACGCCGTATCGCATCGACTCCGGCCTGCTCACGGAGGGCGACGACGCGCTTTTCACCGACATCATCTATGAGATCACGATCAAGGAATTGATCGACCTGGGCTACCTCTGCCCGCTGGTCTCGAAAGCAACGCAGACGACGTTCGATCTGAAGGGCGTCACGCGGGCGGGCGGAGACTTCAACAACAAGTCGCTTCAGCGCGCCATCGATAAGAACCCCGTCACCCAGGCGGCGGTGGAGGAAGTGATCGGATTCGCGAGCAGCAATGAGAAGCCGCGCCGGTCGTGGCTGTTGTTCTGCACCGGCGTCGATCACGCCATCCATGTTCGCGATGCGATCCGCGAGCGCGGCTATACATGCGAGACGATCCACGGCGAGACGGAGAAGGGCGAGCGCAGCCGGATCATCGAAGAGTTCAAGGCTGGCAAGATCACTGCCTTGACCAACGCCAACGTGCTGACGACCGGCTTCAATGCGCCGCGTGTCGATCTGCTCGCGATGCTCCGTCCGACCGAGTCGACGGCGCTGTATGTGCAGATGGTCGGTCGTGGCACGCGCTGCATGGGCAAGGACATCGAAGAGTCCATCCGCAACGGCAAATCCGACTGCCTTGTGCTCGACTTCGCTGGCAATGTTCGTCGCCATGGCCCGGTCGATGCCGTCACCGTGCGGAAGCCGGGGAAGGGCGGCGGTGAAGCTCCGGTCAAGGAATGCCCTGAGTGCCACTCGCTGATCCATGCGAGCGTCATGGAGTGCCCCGACTGCGGCTTCAAGTTCGAGCGCGATCCCGAAAAGAACATCAAGCAGACCGCGGACATTACTCCGATCCTGTCAACGTCGAAGCCGGATTGGGTGCCGGTAAAGCGGCGCACGTTCTATCGGCACGACAAGCCGGGCGGCACGCCGAGCATCCGCGTCGAATATCTGTGTGGCTCCGTCTCTCACAAGGAATGGATTTGCCCCGAGCATCAGGGCTACGCCCGCGTAAAGTTCGAGAAGTGGTGGCGGCAGCACGGCGGCAAGGACGACGCGCCGTTCACGATCCAAGACACCTTCAACCGCGCGAAAGAGCTTCGTGAGACCGCCGAGATCATGATCAAGGCGAACGGGAAGCATTGGGAGATCGTCGCGCGCAAGCTGGGCGAGATCGCGCCGGAAGGTCAGTCGCAATCGTTCGTCTCGGCCCCGCTGCCGAGCCGCGATGACATGATCGCTCGCAACTTCGAACTGAACGGGAAGCCGCAAGAGGCGGCGGCCTATCGGGCGGCCGTGGCTGCGAGGCCGAAGCCTTGGCAGACGGCTCACGTCGCGAACGACAACAACCGGGCCGTGATGCCTGGGCACGTCAAACCGGCAGCGATGATCCGCCCCACGGCTCCGTGGAATGCGCAGATCACGCCGCCGCTGCCGAAGTCGCGTGCGCCTTGGGACACCGATCTCGACGACGACATTCCGTTTTGATGGGGACGACATGGGGAACAACTTTCAAAGGTCGATGCGACGCAATGAGTCGTATCAGAAGCTAAGCGCCTACCTGACGCAACACGGCTACTCGTTCGAGCCGTTCCACGCAGCGAAGCATCCGTATGTTGTTGTGCAGCTAGGCGAGGGGAAGTCCTTGAAGTTCTTCTTCCCGTCGAGCGCCGGTGACTGCCGGTCTGCTGATAATGCCGTGTCGCAGATCAAGCGCGCGATCCGCCAACGTCTTGCGAGCAACGACAACAATGCGCGTGTTTGACCCTGAACCGATTTGCTGCGGCGTCTGCCGCCGCGAGGCAACCGGCATCGGCTTCGCCCCGAAGGGCGGCAAGCCGATCCTTTGGCTCTGCGAAGAGTCCGAATGCATCTCACTAGGAAAGGCCGTCTTCCATATGGTCCCGAAGGCTCTCACTGCGACCGAAACCCTCGCGCTCCAAGACGCTGGCGCTGACGCTGGCGCGTACCTCGAACGCCTGGGCAAGTTCAATCTGTCCGAACTGTCCGAGAAAGAGTGGGGCAACTTCCTGACCACGATCCTCAACTCCTACGGCGAGAACATGCGCAAGCGTGTCACCCAGGCTACCGCTCCCTTCTGAGGCATCACGTCAATGATCGAGTCACCATTCGCACAAACCGGACCGGGCCTCTATGAGAACGGCTACAACCCGATCCCGATCATGCCGAACAGCAAGTTGCCGGGGCAATACGCCGACGATAGCTGGCGCGCTTACAAGGGTTGGAACGACTTCTGCACCACTCGGCCGAGCCAGTTGCAGATCAACTATTGGGCCAAGTGGCCGAACGCCGGTGTGGGCGTGGCTTGTGGCCTGGGGCTGATCTGCATCGACATCGATTTCGAGCCCGCGATGGATGCGCTGCTGGCGATCCTGCCGCACTCGAACGTGCAGAAGAAGGGCAAGAAGGGAATCTCGCTTTTCTATCGCGGCAACACCGACGCCATCCGCTCGCGCAACTTCCGCACGCCCGAGCGCGTCGGACTTGTCGATCTTCTCTCCGAAGGCAAGCAGACCGTGTTGCCGCCCTCGATCCATCCCGACACCGGCGAGCCGTATTATTGGTGGACCGACGACACGCTGATGGACGTTCGCCTCGACCAACTGGCCGAGTTGCCGGACGACATCGCCGAGCGCATCGGCGAAGCCTTGAAGGCGTTTGGCTATGATCCCCAGGCTGACCGGCGCTATGAGCCCGTAAACGAAATCCCTGACGTGAGTCAGGTACATTCGACGGACTTCTTCCGCAAGCTGAACGAAGACGCGCTGGCGAACCTGCATGCTTGGGTGGGCAAGCTGGCGCTGCCGAAGGGCCGGTGGCTCGGGGCCAAGTACCGGGCGGTCGCTCCGTGGCGTTCGTCCGGCTCTGGCCGTCCCATGGCAAAGCGCCATCCGAATCTGTCGTTCGACCCGAGCGGCATTCAGGACTTCGGCACCATGGAGACCTTCACGCCGATCAACGTGGTGATGAAGGTGATGGAGCTTGGCGAGGCGCAGCGGGACGCTGCCGTGCAATGGCTGGGCGAGCAGCTTGGCTATAACTTCGGGGTCGAGATCGACCTGCGCTCGCGCCGGAAGGAAGCCGCGCAGATGGCGGCGGCCGCCGACCGGGACGCTGTGCGGATCGCGGCACGCGAGAAGGGCGTCGTCGACTCGACGCCGAGCATGGAGCCGTCTTCCTGGGTCGAGCGCCAGATGGCCGCCGGGATTACCCCGTGGGTCAAGGCGAACCCGCAGCCCTATGAAGTGGCGGCACTTGCGACGGTCAATAACGTGCCCGCAACCGTGGCTGCGGAGCCCGCTGGCGAGCCCGCCGAAGATCCTGCTACGGATGCCGATCACGCTGAGACCGCGCCCACGATGGCGGAATTGGAGGCTCTGTGCCATCCGCCGGGGCTGGTCGGGGACATCATGGATTGGATCACGGCCTCCACGTCGAGCCCGTCGCGTCCGCTTGCCTTGGGGCCTGCTTTGGGCTTCGTGGGGACGCTCGCAGGGCGGCATCACGCGGGGCCGACCAACCTGCGCACCAACCTCTACATCGTCGCCCTGGCCCCCGCTGGCTACGGCAAGGACCATCCGCGCAAGGCACTGTCCCGGTTGGCCGTGGAAGCTGGACTCGATCGATATCTCGGGCCGGAAGGCTTCCTGTCCGACTCGGCGCTCCGCAAGACCATCGAACACAACCCGTCGCAATTGTCGCTCATGGACGAGTTCGGAGCCTTCATCGCCAAGATCATGGACCGGCGCGCCGGGACGCATCAGTCGAGCATTCGTCAGATGCTCATGCAGATGTTCACTTCGGCGGACTCGCTCTACAAGGGCACGGCATCGGCGGCCGAAACCGCCGTGCCGATCTATAACCCCAACTTCTCGATCTACGGCACGTCCACGCCTCACGACTTCTGGCCCTCCATGTCCGGCAAGGGCATTTCGGACGGCTTCCTGCCCCGCTGGCTTGTCCTCACGATCACCGGCGACCCGGTGGACGGAGTCGAGCCGAAGGCGTCGCTCGAAGCGCCGACCAAGCTGATTGAGGATTGCCGGGCGATCATCACCCACAACGGCGCTGGCAACCTGCCGGACTCGTCGGCGCGGCCGATCCTTCGGCCTCGCGTGGCCGATTGGGGTGCCGGGGCAAAGGAATTGTGGATGGAGTTGCGGCTGGCGTTCAAGCGGCGCGGGGAGGCGTGCTCGCCCGATCTGGCGGCTTTGTGGACCCGCACCATGGAGGTCGCGCTGCGCGTCGCTCATGTCGTCGCCATTGGCGTTGATCCGACCCGGCCGGTGCTCACGCGCGATCTGGTCGAGTGGGCGGCGAGGCTCGCGGAGCTTTCGACCCGGCACTGTATCGTCGAGGTCAGCGACCGCCTGGCACTCAACGATAAGCAGGCCGAGTACCTGAAGGTCCGCCGCTGGATCAAGGAAGCCGGGTCGGACGGCGTGACCAGCTCGACGCTGAAGAAGATGGTCAACGGCGAGTTCGACCTGCGCCGCCTGAACGACATCACGCAACAGCTTCTCGAGTCCAAGCAGATCGAGCAGCGGTTCGCCTCGACCAAGACGGGCGGTCGTCCGTCGCACCGATGGTTTGCACTTTGACTTGGGCGGGGTGCTAAAGCACCCCGGCCTTCACGTCGTCGTATGCTTGAATAACCCAACTGGACATATGCCCGGTTCTGTAGGAGCGGGCCTGCCCTGTCCTCTTGCTCTTGATTGTGATGCTGCCCGACACAGGGGAGATCACATTGGCTTCCCGCGTCACGGGCTGCTCGGGCGTCGCTGATATCTCAAAGTCATCGAGCGAGCGCTTAGCCTGTTTTACTAGGTTCTCGAAGTCTTCCGCTTCGGTCGGATGGACGTGGTCAATTCGCAAATGAAGCCCCTCCAAATGAGTAAACCTCAGATAGATGGGGCGGCATGACCACAATTCAAGCGCAGAAAGGTGGCCGTCTCCGGTGGAGACGGCATTACCCTTCCTAGCGAGGGATTGCAGGGTCTTAAGACCCCAGCCACATCGCGAATGCGACAACCAGACGGGGGTCAACCCTTAGGGTGATTTCCATGGCGGATCACCTCCTTGGCGGCAGAAGCCAAACGTCGGCCGACGTTGAGCTTCATAAGCCTAGCGTCGCATCAATAGTCAACTACAACTTCCCGTGACCTAATCGAAAAATGCTTTCGACTCCCCGGTGAGGTCGAACCCGGTGATCATCGTTCGCGTCCACGAAAGTAATTCCAGTGCGTTGAGGTCGTCGGTATCGTTGCGGATTTTGGCATAACCTTCGTCGAGCTTCGCGACGAACGCCTCTTTCAATCCGGGGTTCACTTCCTCAAGGGACTTGACCAGCGCCGCGAACATGATGGCTGTGGCCTTTTTGACGTTGTTTAGCTCTGGGGTCCTTATCGTCTTATCGCTCATTTCAACCGCTCTCCAATATTCGGGGCGAGAACCTTAGCACAACCTGCGGGCGTTTCCCCCAGGACGAAAAAAGCCCGCTTCGCAGCGGGCTATGATCTTTTCGAAGGATTGTGGAGACTACTAGCCGTCGTTGGGGAAAGCCGCGACCATGCGCTGAATAGCAAGTGAGGCGGGAGAGACGTGGTCGAGGGGCTTGACGTGGCGACGAACGGCATCGGCGAAGTGCTCAACCGGCACGCTGCCGAGTTTCGACATTGAAGACTCGCTGTTTGCGCGGCTGACGGTCGCTGAGGGGCCGGAAACCACCATCGTCCCTATCAGGAGCGCAATGATCGTGGCGGGGATACGCATGATCTTCAGCACTCGCGACCGCATTCGCGCGTTAGCATAGAACTGTAGGGCTTCTGCGCACATGGCAGTGTCGCTCGGCCCAAGTGTCACTTCTTCCCCAGCACTCAACGCTAAAGCAAGCGCGAGTGCGTCGCCCCGTTTCTTCACGATGTTCGTCCTTTCTTAGCCGGGCAGCCCCCGGACTCTTTCCTTGGTGATGCCATCCAAGGCACAGCTTTTGTTTTTAGCTGTGTCTTGGATAGGTTACTAACTCAACGGATGATCCGTCAATGAAACAGACGGTTAAATTGGGGGCGAAAAGTCTCCGCACTAAACCAGAGACTGCAAGAATGGAGCAGGGTGGTGCGCTAATGCATCGCGGCGAATGCGCGCATCACCTTCTGACCGTAGGCGGTGCAGCGCGGTCGAGCGTACACGCCGCGCTGATAGAGACTCACACCAGCGCACCCCGATCCGCCGCGTGAGATCGCCAAGCGAAGGTAGGCCATGCCAGCGCGAGCGCCGGTGGCGCAGTCGAACAGGTTTCCGGTGACGCCGACCTCGCGCGCAGTGGCAGGCTTGACCTGCATGATCCCGCGCTCGCCAGCGCGACCACGAAGGCGGCAGTTGTAGTTGCTCTCGACCTTGACGACCGCGTGGGCCAGGGCGCGAGGGATGCCCTGGGCGTCTGCGGCGGCGTCGATGATGGAGCGGATGTCGGACCCGAAGGCGGGCAAAGAGGTTCCCATCACGGCCGCGATTGCGACCGCGCTGATAAGGCGCTTCATGTTTTCTCCTACTAGGCCGCTACGGCTTCACACTCGAAGCGCTTGGCCTCGTCTCGGCGACGCATGTTCTCTTTGTGCGTCACCATTTCAAGGTGATCCGGGTTCACGCATCGGCGCGTCCGGCAGAGATGATCGAGTTGCTTGCGCGGAGGGATCGGACCGTGTTCGAGCACGTACATCACGATATGAACGGCCATGGTGCCGCCATCGAGACACATGCGCGGGTAGTCCTTACCTCTGCCCTTGCTCCCCGAAGTTGGCCCTGTCCAAACGTGGCAGGGTGTGTCGAGCACCGTCCCTTGAACGATCTCGACGCGAGACATCACCTTCTCGCGAATCTTGTCGCGCCGCGTGCCCATTACGGTCGCCTTAAGCGCGCGCCTGCCGCGTCTTGAACGCCGCGATCTGGAAGGCTCGATTGTGCGGCGTGTCATCGACGGGCCAGGGCACGCGAGAGAGGGCATTGCGCTGTTGGCCGTCTTCGACCCAGGTATGCAGCAACTCGGCGAACGGATTGCCGTTCGCGCGAGCGCGGTTGACGATCTTCACGTCAACGTTGGTCATGATGCGCGCCATTAGGCGGCATCCTTCTCAGTGGATACACCGAGCGCGGCCAACTTCTCGCCGACGCAGGCGATGGCCTGCTCGATGACCAGCTTAATCTCGGGAAGCATGCGATCGACCAGATCGGGCCGCATGTCTTGGTTGCTCTGCATCGGCGTCTTGATCGTGATCTTCGTCTCCGAGCCGAGACGGATAAGCAGGCCGAGCAGGTAGTCGCGTTCCTTGATCAGTTCGGCGACGGCATGGAAATTCTCAAGCTTCACTTTTGTCGTTCCCCAACTTGTCGAGTCCATAGATTTCGCGGAAGCGGTCGCGGTTGATGTCCCTGGGGTCAACCTCGACTATGTGCGGCGGCATGGCCGCGTTCGGATCAGGCTCGACGGCGATGCCATCAAGTGAGATGCCACCGCCGATCAGAAAGCAGTGACCGTAGTCAGCGGCGCGCAGCTTCTCGGCGATCTCCGCATATGCCGCCTGGGAGATCGGGAGGCGGACGAGAGTCCTCACGATCCACCGTCCACGCGATAAGCTGCTCGCAGCGCCGTGACGCGCCTCTCGGACGCGGCGAGGGCCGCTTCGAGTTCAGCGATCCGTGCGTTCTGCGCGCGCTCGGTGAATGCGGCGATCTCGCGAGCGAGATCGGTGCGTTCAGCGGTGACGTAGCCGAGCCCCATCGACTTTTGCCGTTCGTCAGCACGAACGACGTACTTACGGTCAACGAACGCCTGGGCGAGCTTGAGCAGGCCGGGGGCGGGCTGTTCGTCGGCCTTCTCGAAGACGTAGCGCTCGCCGTCCAGAACCCACTTGCCGTCGCAGACATCGAAGCTCGACGGGAAGTCTTCGTCGGAGGGCCAGTCGAACAGTTCGCGCAGTTCGGCTTCGGTCGCGGTATCAGCGGCCTTCTGAGGGCGTTTCATGATCAGGCCGCCTTTCCGCCGAGCATCGCGGGGAGGGTGGCCCAAGTGCCGTATTCGTCCTCGTAGAGGCCCTTGGCCTTCATGATGTTCATGAACGTCTGCGCGAGATCGCAGTCATAGTCTTCGGACCCGTCGCCGTGGACCCAACCTTCGGCTTCGAGGGTCTTGGCGAGCAGATCGACGGTGTGCGAGACGCCGCGATTGAACATCTCGTCATCGAACTGCGACGCTTCGTCCTGGCGGGCCTTCACCAACGGATAGAGCGGAACGCCCATCGTGTTCAGCAAGTCGAGGCAGAAGCTTGCGCCGGTCGCGGGGTCGCTGACTTCGGCTAGCGAGTCTTCGACGATCTCGATCATGCCGTCGCGGCCCATCGCAGAGCGGAGGGCTTCGCGGAGGGTGATCAGCGCGTGCATGAACGTCGCGGCTTCGGCCGAACGTTGGGCGTTCAGCTTGATCAGCGTGTCGATGTTGTTGCGAAGGATGTCAGTATCCGACTTGGTTGCGGTCTGCGCCTTCAACTCGAACCAACCGTAGAGCAGAAGGACCATGGCGGCGGTGGTGAAGAGGGCGGCCATGAGCGAGTGGCCATTAAGCGAGGAGTCGATTGCGAGCGCGAGGGCGAAGCCGCCGGTGGCGAGGTTGGTGAAGAGGCGAAGCATGGAGGTGGCTTTCATGGGAGGCGAACCTGCAAGGATTTCTTGCAGGTTCGCTGTGATGCTCAGTTGAGCTTTTGGACAGTGTGAGCGGGCGGCAACTTCTTGCCGACTGCCTTGGCCCCTTCGGGCGTGACGCAGAAGATGCGCATCGAGCCGTAGTCAGCGGCGGCGTGCCGGAACATCGCACCCTTGTCCGAGAGACGCTTGGCGATCTCGATGTCTTGGCCGGTTGCGTGAACGGCCACGCGGTTTCGGCAGATCGACTTGGAGCACTCGAGTCCGAGTGCCCGGCGGGTCAACATCTGCTCTTCGTGCGAAAGCTGGCTCACTTGATGCCCAACCTGCGACGCGCGGCGTCAACGTCGTTGGTGCGCTCGATCTTGATGACCTTCGACTTGATCACCTTGCCGTCGCGGATAGTCAGCTTGCGGGTGATGATGGTGCCGCTGCGCGGTGCGTCGTCGTCGAGCTTCGGGGCCAGCATGTGTGGCGACCCGATTGCGTCCCAGGCGGGGGCTGCGTTGGCAGCGGTGCTCGCGAAGATCACGGCGAGGATCAAGAAAAGGTTCTTCATATTCGGTTACTCCATTTGATTGATGCATTGGCGCATCGTGGAGGGCACCGCGCAGATGCCCTGTGGCGATGCGTCAGGGCGTCAGCCGAACAAGGCGTTCTGATCCGAGTGCATTGCCTGCGGAGCGGAGCGACGCGGCTTTGCGGTGGGTTGGGGGAGATCGACTGCCGTCAGGCTGTCGCGGTGGCGCAGGATGTGCGCCGTCATGCCGCTGACGTTCTTGCGGCGATCCTTGAGCTTGATCAGGACGCCGGTCTTGACCAGTTCGGAGACGCGGGGACGGATCGCGAGGACGCTTTCCTTCATGTGCGCCGCGATCTCGTCGGCGGTCAGCCGGTAGCCCTTCTCCATCAGGCTCTCGATGGCCGAGCGGAGCTTCGAGGCTCGGCTGACGGTCTGGTCGGCGGCGTCTCGCGACGCTCCACCGCCCTTCGATCCCGGCGCGTTCGGATAGTTCTGAGACATAGGCAAAGCTCTCCCGTTCGCCCCGAAGGGCGTTTTTCAGATCAGCGATGTTGCGGTGGTTTCCCGACCTAACCGGCCTGAATCAGGACGGCTCCGCTGGAATCAACGGATACACGAAGGATGATCCGTCGCGCAAGGGTTTTGTTAGAAATATCGACGGATGGCCGCAGGCCGTTGGTTAGCGAGCGGCAAGGAGCGGGCCGATCACGCGCATGGAAATCGCCAATTCCATATTATCTTTTGGGGCCGGTTTGGGTTTTGCGCGAATACGCCTGCAAAACCAAACCGCCTATTTTCGCGGGGGCTGGGGGACCATTGGAGGGTATCCCCTACATATAAGAGAGTAATATATAGTAGTAATATATCCTGACGAAGATATGGGTGTAGGCGGTTACGTCTATGTATAGGGGCGAAACCCCGGAATCGATAGTTGATGTTTTGCCAGATGACGGATACCTCCGTCATTTCGACGGATGGAAGTGGATATTATCCGATGCGCAGGAAGGTCATGTCAGAGTGGGACGCCAAGGCGGCGTTCCTCAACGTGCCCGACGATGGATGGTCCTTCGTTAGCTTTGCCAACGCCTTGCCGTGCCATCCTAGCGACGCTGAGACCATCGCGCGTTATCTGCACCGGAAGAAGCTGATCTGGCTCTCGATGCGGCAGGGCCACGGCAGGGTTTTCCCGGCGGCGATGCGTCCCGGTCGAGGTCGGCCGAAGGCGAGGGGAGTTGAGCAGCCGCCGTTGATTGATCCCGCCCTGGCTGGCTTCCTCACCCAGGCGCATCCGACGTTCCTGAAGATCAGGCTGTTGCTCGGTCGCGATCCCGGCGGTGCATGGAACGAGCATCAGGCGCTCAAGGCCGAGATCAAATTCGCCATCGCGGTCGAGGCGACGAACCTCATGACGCTCTGCCGGGCGTTCGCCAAGGCAAACCCCAGCATTCCCGTTACGGCGCTCCGTGATGCGCTCTGGCTCGACAGGCCGCAGACCATGCCCATCGTCGCGCAGACGCAGCCGGACCTCGCTATGGCTGGCTCAGAGGGGTTCACCGAGCAACCGAAGGGGAGGCGTCGGCTCTCGAAGAACCTGACCGACGAAGAGCGGATGATCTCCTACATCGAAGCCGCCGGCGCATCCGGCATCGCCGCCTATGAGATCGCGAACAAGGGCAAGATCGCTCGCGACCGGGTTGCCATCATCGGCGAGATGTTCGAGAACATGGGCGTGATCCGTTCGGCCGTTGTCCGCACGTCGGATCGCGGACGCAAGGGGACGCGGTACTTCATGAGCAAGTACGGCGAGCCGTTGATCGGCGAGGGCGGTCGTTTGCTGGTGGCTTGACTATTGGCTGTCATGGTCGAACAACCGGCGTGCAGCGGGGGACGGTGTTGATGCTTAAGATGCTGGTCGATACGTGCGTCTGGCTCGATATGGCCAAAACGCCGTCCCAATCAAAGAACTTCGATTATCTGCTCAACCTGAGAGCCGACAAGCTTATCGATATCATCGTCCCGCAGATCATCGTGGACGAGTTCATGCGGAATCGGGATCGGGTGATCGTCGAATATGCAAAAAGCATCGCCACGACCCTAAGCCGAGCGAAGGAGATCGTCGTCCAGCAGGGTGGTAAGAGAAGATCAAGAACCCTTCACCGCCTATTCGACGACGTTGAGAGTCCAATAAAAACGCCAAAGGCTGTAGCGGAAAAAGCTGCTGACCAGATCGAAACCCTGATCAAGGCTGGCGATGTCATTCCGATCAGTGACGCGATGAAAATCCGCGCCTCGGACCGGGCGATGCAGAAGAAGGCACCGTTTCATCGAGATAAAAACAGCTTCAATGACGCACTGATCATTGAAGCCTATGCTGAGTACATCAGCCAAAATGGTAAGCCGGGTGATCGCTTTGCCTTCGTGACACACAACACACGGGACTTCAGCGCTCCGAACGGTAACAGCAAGCTTCCGCACCCGGACCTCGCTGCATTTTTCTCCAAGATCAAATCCCGATATTTTATCAGCATTGGCGACGCACTCGACGCGCTGCACCTAAAGAATGCGGTGCCTTGGCTGGATGATTCTTTCGAGCAGCCGATACGAAGCACGAGCGATATCTCAGATGCAATTGAGGAACTGATAGATCGGATTTGGTACGACCGGCACATGGTTTCTCGGTACAAGATCGAAATAGGGAAGGAGAAGATCGTCGCGAAGCTGCCCGATGTACCGTGGCCCAAGCGAAAGAACCTAATTCAGGCGGACATTTGGGAGGGCGCTCTAAAGGCGGCGGCTAAGGTAGAGAGAAAATACGGCAAGGAGACGCTTGGTCCGTACTCGAAGTTTGACTGGGGTATGATGAACGGGAAGCTGTCTGCGCTGCGGTGGGTGTTAGGCGATGATTGGGACATGCTAGATACCTGACCAGACGGAGACCGGATCGGTCTCTCTTGATGCGGTGATCTGCGCGAGCATTCGCGCATGGAAACTCGCATCGTCAACAACATCCCCGAGTGGCGCTATCAGGCGGAAGTCATCGCTCGCCTTCACGCGCTCGAAGATGCCGGGCTTCCGATCACCTGTGCCGGTGACATGAACCGAGCCAAGCGTTCGCGGCGCGAGCGCATGGAAGCCAAGGTAACGGGCCTTACGGCGGGCGAGCCCGACGTTCGCGTCTATGTCACCGGCGGGTTTCTGCTCAGCATCGAACTGAAGACGCCGAAAGGCTCACGCTCGAAGGATCAGAAGGATCGGCACAAGAAGCTGACCGACCTGGGCTTCACAGTTATCACCGCGAAGGCTCCCACCCCCGAAGAGCTCGCCGACGAAGTCGAGCGGATCGTGCGGAGCTACCTCTAGTGCAGATCACGCTCACGCTCACGAAGGGAATGCTCGACCGGCTGGATCAGCTTCGTGATCGCAGCATCAACACCGCAACTGCCAAGGCGCTGACCTTCACCGCGAAGGATGCGCAGCAAGCGTTGCGCGTTCAAATCCCAGGCATCTTCGTCCTGCGTCGTCCCTGGGTGATCAGCGGCATCCGCATTCGCCCGGCGAACGGCGGCAACCTGATGGCCGTCGTCGGCAGCATCGACAAGTACATGGAGCGCCATGTCATCGGTGCGGGCAAGGAGAAGTATCCCGACAACGCGCTCTCGATCCACTCGAAGCGCAATAGCAGTGGCCGTCTCGCGACCGGCGGCATTCTGATCAAACCCTATGGCTCCATCGGCAGCGCCCCGATCCATACCGTGGTGCGTCGGCAGTTGAAGCGCGTGGACGGGCAGAAGCGGAAGACGTTCCAGATCGTCGTCAACGACAAGGTGCTGATCGTGCGTCGTCGCACGAAGAAGCGTCTGCCGCTGCAAACGCTCGCCGTTCTTCAGGGAAGCGCGACGATCAATGAACATTGGGACTTCCTGGGGACCGTGTCAGGCGTCGTTCAGGCGCGCTTTCCGCAGCACTTCTATCGGGCGGTGGTCAATGCAGCGACGCGATAGAGGGTCCATGAGCGAATCGACTCCCACCCCCTTCGAGCGGGAAGGTTCATGAGCGAAATGACTCCCACCCCCCTCGGACGTAGGCGACGCACGATCCTGCTCGCCCTCGCGATCTCCGCGACCTTGAGCCCATCGCTCGCTCGATCTCTCGACGACGATCAGAACAGCGACCGGCAGAGCGACCACGGCATTTTTGCAGAAAATGCAAATAACCCCGACTACGGCCATCCCGACGATGTCAGCCCCTTCTTCGATTTACCCCGGCTTGCTTCGAATCAGTGCGCCTCATTTTTGCGCTGGCGCGGAAGTCGTGCATGGGATCGTCGATGGCAATGTCGCGCCGATCATTCGCTACATGCGTGGTTGGCGCATCGAGCGCGTCAGCGTGTATTGTCGGCAGAAGGGGTGGGAGCTTCTAACGTGTGGCGTGGACCTCGCGGACCACCACCAAAAATTCGCGGGGGAAAAAAATTTTTAGGCTACAGTTTTTCCTTACACCGAGCCGAGCCCTCGACGTTGTGTCAACTTTCGGCGGCAGGTCGTGACCGACAACAAAATTTCGGCCGATCTGATGGGGAATATTCTTTTTGCACGTAAATGGACGCATCGCGACGCGACCGACGACGACATTTCCGCACGGGTCGCCAGCGCGCGCAGCGCGTCGCCTATGCGGCCGTTCAAGATGCAAGCTACGCGACACCGCGCAAACGGCGCGCCTCTGTACGGGCTTCTAATCGCGAATGGCGACGGGTTGCAAAACCCGCGCGCGACCGCGTCGCGACCGCTCGAAAGCGCGACGACGCGACAACCTGTCACAGCCTTGTGAATGCGCGCGCGACCGCAACGGCCGCGCAATCGATCGCGCGGACCGTTGAGCGCGCACCAATGACGGCGCACGGCTCGACTCCCTCAACTGCTACGCCTCGCGGCGCATAGCGAAACGGCCGCACATTCGAGCGCGGCCGTTCTCCTATGCGTCTAGCGGCATGGTCCTAGATCCTTTCCGCGCTCTAACAGAACGAAGAAAGGGGCTTTAGCGTCGTCGGGTCGCGCCACTAGCAGCGCGTCAAAGCCCGCGCGACCGCTTGGCATGCGACTAATCAACGATATCGGCTTGCCCCATAGGCAAACGGTTTGCGCGCTGGCGGGGCTTGCCAGCGCGATCAAACCCGCGATTGCGAGTCGTTTCATCATGAGGGACTCCATTCCCGTTGACACTGAATCGCCCTGGGGGACGCTTCCCACATGGCCGCGTTGCGACCATGTCCGGAAATGCCCCTCAATCGACGCGCGCAACCGGAACGGAATAAGCCTTGCCAAGCGTCACGGCCGCGCGTTCCGCCGTTGTTTCATCGGGGAACGTGGCAACGTATTGAGCGGGTTTGAAGTCGCGGGAGTCGTTGTGCCGCGTGTAAACAGCGAAGCCCGACTCCAATGGGTCGCGCTGCCATTCAACCCCGATAACCGGGCCTGAAAATAGTTCTGCCATGTTCATTCCCTTCAAAGCGGAGTGCAGGCAATGCCCGCGACGACAACGCAAACCCCGATGCAAAGCGCGACGCAAACGAGGCGGACCAATTCGACGGCATAGGCGCGCATCATGATTGCGAGTCCTCCGCGTAAGCGGACTCGATACGTTCGCCCGTCACGTCACAGCGCAAATCGGCATCTTCCCAATTCACGTCAACGGCGCACACTCGCCAACCCGACCGCGCGTCATTGTCGCGGATTGCCTCTAGGATGTTGCGGCGATCTTGCTTTGCACCCTTGAACGAAATTGCAGCGCCGTCCGCAGTCACGAAAAAGAGCGGATATCCGCCGGGCCATGCAAAAGGCCCGTTGCGCACGGCCGCGCGAAAGTCGGCAATCGTTTTGATTTTCATGGCGCGGGCCTCAATAGCGGGTTGAAATGAACATGACGGTTGCGGACCGATACGGGCGAAACTCGAAAGCGTCGCCATGCGAGTCCAGACGGCCGCGCACCGTGCTAAGGCCCATTGCGGCCTTTGCAGCGCGCATAATGGCGCGGTCCGATGCGCCAACCGGGAACGTAAGGGTTGCGCGCTTCACCCATGAATAATTCGCCTCGCCTCCGAAGGTGTCGGTAAATTCAACATCCATCGTGAACGTTTCGCGCTTAATGCTCTTTTTAATCCGCGCGTAGTCGCCAGACGATTTGTAATAGGTCCCGTGATAGGTATCGCCCGAAATGGCGTGAACGGTGATTGCGACGCGCTCGCCTCCGAAGTTGTCGCGATAGGTGCGACCAAAGACGACGCGGCCCAATTCATCGCCCGTCCAAGTCGTCGCGAGTCCCTTGTCGCGGCTGATGTAAAGGAAATAGCTTTCCGGCTTGTCCCGCAGAAACTCGAAAATTTCGAGCGCGCTACGTTCCTCGTTAGTCACCGGCTTAAGATGCGCGGGGACCTCCGAAGGATGATAGCTTGTGCGGTCGCCAAGCCAATCATTGAAGGCGGAAAGACGGTTGCGGATATCGTTTGCGGTTTCTGCGGAGATAGTCATTAGAGATAAACCTTTCCGTCGCTGCCAACGTAGGAGTCGCGACCGCTAAATTTGCGCGCTGCATTTGAGAGTTGTTCGCCAAGCGACGCGGCCTTAAGCGCGTCACGCTTCGCTAGTGCGGCGTTCCATGCCGCGTTGTCGCCAGACTTAGAAGCCGCGACCATTTCGGCAGTTAGCGACTCGTATTCGTCCGAGTCGTTTTCCAGTTGCGAGCGGTCCCAATAGCCAACGCCATGGCCGTTCCGCGTAAACCAGAAATCCCGCCCGGCCTGCTCCGAGTCGTAGTTGTCGCGCTCATACGCGGAGTCCAAAAGCGCGGCGTTGTCGCGCTGGAATGCTTCACAGTCCCGAATGATGGACTCGAGCGCGGACGGTGCGAGGTCGGCAAAGCCAAACGAGTTTCCGCCAACGAAGCGCGACTCCATGGTCGCCATGTTGAACGCAACGGACGGCATTTCCCGTTCCCCGTCGCTTTCCTCGCACAACTGTTCCTCATCCGTGAAAAACAGGGCCTCAATATAACCGCGCGTGAAACCGTCTAGCGCGTTGAACGTGCGCTGATGCTCAACGCTGCCAATTTCCAAGATAAATTCGGGCATGGGTTAGCCTTCCATCCAATCGGCTGTCTTGTCGTCGAAAAGCAGCGCTTGGCAGTCTTGAGACATTGCGAGCGCGGCGGGGCCATCGTCCTGTTGCGGGCAATCCGTATCGACAAGGTCGCCAGACTGATCAAACTCAAACCAGTAAGCGCGCGTCGCGCGGAGTGTGGAGCAGGGCCATTGCGCGTTGAACGCCGCGACCTCTGCCGGCGAAACAATCACCTTGCGGCCAATAATCTGCATTGGTCGCGGTCCTATTCGCCGAAATGAAAGACGCGGGCATAATCGAGCAAGATCGACTCGACGTTATGCGCGTTACCGGGAGTCCAGCGCGTCCAAGGCTTGAACCAATCCTGATATTCGATGACTGCGGACTCGGGCTCGCAATGCTCCGAAAGATTGCCGACGATACGGACGGCCGGTCCGCCGGTGCAAAGCAGGATGCAATATTCCGCCGGTGCGCGGTCCGCGTCGCGGCTGTACGGGTTAAACCATCCGGTGCGGACCTCAACGCTAAGCGCGTCATCCTCGATTGCTTGGCGCGCGTTGTCCCGCGCGTCGTCATCGCGGCTGTTGTCAGCCTTGCGAAGCGCCGAAACCATCTCAACGATTGAATGGAATTGCGCGATTGCCTGAGAGAGTCCGCCGTCGTCACGAGTCGTCATGATTGAATCCCTGGGGTTGATTGAGAGGGGAAAGGCGAGGGGCGGGGCTGTTAGCCAATGGGCCGCGATTGGTCGGGGCTGATGCCGGACGAAACGACGCGGAAAACGGCAATGCCGTTTGCTTCCAAGGTCGCCAGCTTGGCGCGGCTGATACGTTCGGCGAAGCGCGCGCGATCCTTTGCGCGCTCGCAAGCGGTCGCCTCATCCCGTGCAAAAAGGGAAATGTGAAAGTCGCAACCCGTCGCGATACGGCGCACCGTGACGTTAAACCGGGTTGTCTTGATTGAGTGCAGCATGGGCCTTCCATCCGTTGATTGCGACGGGCCATCCGTCGCTAGACAGCCAATACCGATTAAAGCCGGCGGATGTCAATTGGGTTCAACGGATGGAAAACGGACGGGCCATGGCAAGCCGGTCTAAAGCCGGAAAACGCGTAGCACAAAGCGGTTTCTGCGAAGAAAGCGCTGCAATATCTACGTGCTGGACCTCGCTTAACCAGGCTGTTTCGAGCGCGCTCGAATGGTTGCGAAAGCGCGCAAGATCGAAAGCGAAACCGCTTTCAATACGTTGAAATCATTGGCTTATCTGGCCTCTGCGGATGGCAGAGCATGCAAGCGGTTGTGTCGGGGATACAACCGATGGTTACGGCCGCTTTGAGATGAATTAAGCGGAAACAACCACTTTCTTCTATACATCGCGACGTCAACAGAAGATTATTCTCTTATTGCAACGCACAAAGGTATTTGGGTCCTTCCGGGGCGCTCCCCCATGCGGGTGACGCGCGACCGCCCGACTCCGCTAGAGATAAAACTTCAAAAGCGGGTTTCTGTTCTCGGCGCGGTTGTGGAGCCTGGGCGGCGAGCCCACCCGGCTTGCCCCTCAAAACATCAGATTGGCGATTTCCATAGGGGGAAATTGATAGTTTGGTCCGGCGGCTGTCCGGCGCGGCGAAGGGATACCGAAACGCGCTCGAAAGAAACAATACCGATTGAGACCGTATGGCTCTCAATCGGAGCCTCCATCCATGATCGTTATCGGCCTCAAGGGCCTTATCGGGTCCGGCAAGACCACCGTCGCCCGCCATCTCATCGATAATCACGGGTTTGTACGCGGCCGGTTCGCTGGCGCGCTGAAGGACATGCTGCGCGCCTACCTGCGTTACCGGCGCTGCGACGAAGCCACCATCGAGCGCATGATCGACGGCGACCTGAAGGAGCAGCCGTCGCCCTGGCTGGGCGGCAAGTCACCCCGGCACGCCATGGAAGGGCTCGGGGGGCTTTGGGGCCGCGATCACATGGGCTCGGACTTCTTCATCGGCACCGAGACCGACCGGCTCTACATGCAGGCACCGGCCCGCGTCGTCTTCGAGGACGTGCGGTACGCTAATGAGGGTGAAGCCATCGACCGCATGGGCGGTTGGGTGGTCGAGATCGTTCGCCCCGGCCTGACCCCCCAGGAACATCGCACCGAGAAGGCGCAGGCCGAAGTGAAGGCCCATCGCTCGGTCCTCAACTATCAGGGCGACATGGCGTCCACCTTCCGGCAGATGGACATCGTCGTGGCCGATCTGGTTGCGCGGACGGACCGCAGCAACGTGATCGGCTGATCATGGGAAAGACCGTCAACCGCCAAGAGCTTGCGGACATCTTCGGCTATTCGCTGCCGACGGTTTCCGCATGGGTCGAGAACGGAATGCCGGTCAAGTCGCACGGCGGCCGTGGCAAGCAGTTCGAGTTCGACACGGAAGACGTGCTGAAGTGGCTGCTCGCGCGTGAGCGGGCAGAGCGCAAGGCACATACGGCCGCGACGCTGAAGGAAGGCGGCGAAGAGATCACCATCGACAAGGCGCGCCTCCGCAATGAGATCGCGAAGGCGAAGCTGTCAGAGTTGGAATTGGCGACGAAGATGGAGCTTGTGCGCCCCATCGACATGGTCGCCAAGGTGCTCTCGAACGAGATCGCCAACGCTCGCGCGCGACTGCTTGGCATCCCATCCAAGCTACGGCCTGCGATCCAACTCGAAGTCGGCGCTCCTGAAGGCACGAAGAAGCTCGTCAACGAAGTTGAGCGGCTGATCCTCGAAGCACTGAACGAAATCAAGATGTCGGCGGACGATCCGGTCGAGGAAGAGCCTCACGTCGAGCCGCCGTCCGAACCTGTCGAGCAGAACGAAGAAGAAGATGACGACTAGTGAGTTCAAGCCTTCGTGGATGAAGTGGCCGCCTAACAGTTGCGAAGTCTGCACCGCCTGGAAACGGGAAGGGGAGTGGCATGGCGTGTGTCAGCGTGCCGCCTCGATCCATTTTGACCAGCCCACCGATGCGCGTCAGCGCTGCCCTGAATATCAGCGCAAGCCGGATGCCTAATGACTTCCGCCGTCGCCGTAGTTGATGAATTTCGTGAGGACGCTGCGTATGAAGCTCGGCTTCGTGCGCAGGTCCGCGAGATCATTGCGCAGAGCTTCAGTCCGCCGCCGAAGCTGACCGTCTCGGAGTGGGCGGACGAATACCGCGTGCTCTCGCCGGAAGCGTCTTCGGAGCCGGGCAAGTGGTCAACTGCTCGGGTCGAGCCGTCGCGCGGCATCATGGATGCCTTCGCCGACCCCGAGATTGAGATCATCACCTGTATGGTCGCGGCGCAGACGGTGAAGACGGAAGTCATCAACAACGTGGCTGGCTTCCACGTCCATCTCGACCCGTGCCCGATGCTCATTCTGCAACCGACGTTGCAGATGGCCGAAGCCTACTCGAAGGATCGTCTCGCGCCGATGATCCGCGACACGCCTCCGCTCGCGGCGAAGCTCGGCAACAGCGCGCGGGACTCCGAAGACACGATCCTTCACAAGAAATATGCGGGCGGGCATATCACCATGGCGGGCGCAAACTCGCCTGCATCGCTCGCGTCGCGTCCGATCCGCATTCTGCTCTGCGACGAAGTTGATCGCTATGAGGCGAGCGCCGGTAAGGAAGGCGACCCGGTCTCGCTCGCTATCGAACGAACCACGACGTTCTGGAATCGCAAGATCGCGCTGGTCTCGACGCCGACGATCAAGGGCGCGTCGCGCATCGAGTCCTCCTATGAGGAAAGCGATCAACGCCGGTTCTTCGTGCCGTGCCCGAAGTGCGGCCACATGCAACATCTTCGCTGGGCGCAGGTCAGATGGCCCGACAACGAACCGATGTCGGCGCGTTATCACTGCGAATACAGTGATCCCGACACCGGCGAAGTGTGCGATCACGGGTGGAGCGAGGCCGAGCGGCTGAAGGCGATCCAACGCGGCGCGTGGATCGCCACGAAGCCGGAAGTGAAGGGGCACGCGGGCTTCCATTTGAACCGCATCGCGTCACCGTGGCGCGCCCTCGGCGAGATGGCGCGCGACTTCGTCTTGGTGAAGAAGCACCCCGAGCGCTTGAAGACCTGGGTGAACACGCGTCTTGCGGAGACCTGGGAAGAGCGTGGCGAGCGCGCTAACCCGGATTCGATCTATGCCCGTCGCGAAGAGTACGATGCCTCGATCATCCTCCCGGCCGGTGTCGGCTGCGTCACCGGGTCGGTCGATATTCAGGACGACCGCGCCGAAATCGAGTGGTGCGGTTGGGGCCAGGACGATGAATCGTGGTCGCTCGACTACAAGGTACACTATGGAGCGCCGAACACGCCCGGCTTTTGGGAGGTCGTCGATAACGCTTTGCTGCGCACGTTCAAGCATCCGTCCGGTGTCGAGATGCGCGTGGAGGCGGCCTGCATCGACTCTGGCGGTCACTTCACCCAACACGTCTACAACTTCGTGCGCCCTCGCATTGCGCGGCGCGTCTACGCGATCAAGGGCGTCGGCGGCCCCGGCCGTCCGATCTGGCCGGTGAAGGGCACCGTCAACAAGGCCAAAAACGTCACGATCTTCGTGCTCGGCGTGGATCAGGCCAAGGACATGCATTACAAGCGGCTCGAAGTGAAAGAACCCGGCCCCGGATTCTGCCATTACCCGCTGCTCGAAACCTATGACAAGAAGTTCTTCGAGGGCCTGACCGCCGAAAAAGCCGTGCTGAAGACCGATAGGAAGGGCTTCGTCACGAAGGAATGGCACAAGGTCCATCAGCGCAACGAACCGCTCGATCTCCGCGTCTACAACATCGCGGCTCGGCTCTCGCTCGGGATCAATATGGAGCGCCGTTTGATGGCGTTGCGCGCCGCAGCGGCGAACGCGCTGAATGCCGCTCCGCAGCCGACCGTCGCGCGCGAAGAACCCGCCCCGGCGGCTCCCCAGGCCGTTCCTGGGCGTCGGCGCATCCGCAGTCGTGGCGTTGAAAGTTAAGAATCGAGCGGTTAGATGAAGAGCATGATGACCGGAGATGATGTTCGAGCCGCCCGTGCGAAGCTGGGCCAAATGTGGAAGCCCGGAGGCGCCGCGCTGACCGCGCAAGAGCTTGTGCGCGCCCTTGGGCTGTCTGAAGACCACGGCACCGACCACGTTTACAACATGGAGAAGGGCAAGTCGGCAGTGTCCGGCACTATCGAGATGCTTCTGCGCATCTATCTCGCCGGTGGCGTGCCGCCTGACGATGTCGTGATCTTCAGAGAAGCGCCCAAGCGAGCGCGATAGGGCGCTATCTGCCGCTCTCTCATTTCCTGGCTAAGCGGGTAGTTAGGCGAGAGGATCGCCCTCCGCTTGTGTTTTTTCGTAAGTTGTGGACAGATGTCGAAGCAACTTGCCGTGTCCCATCTTAATCATTGAAAATATTGCATTTGGCCTGAATCGGCCAGGGGCGTTGGTCCCTAAACGGTCCATCACCCCCTGGCCCGGCCTAGAAGAAGGAATCTGCCATGGCGTATCGCAACAAGACTTACATCTGTTTCGATGGTGATACTGACATGAACTATTATCGACTGATGCAGGCATGGAAAGACAACGAGCACCATGACTTTAATTTCCACAATGCGCACGACCTCAATACTGCGCGTGACTCAAGTCAGGAAGAAAGCATCAAGCGGCAGCTACGCGAGCGGTTTGCCAACTCGAAACTTCTCATCGTCCTCATCGGCGAGAAAACGAGGCTGCTAACTAAGTTCGTCAAATGGGAAATGGAGGTAGCTCTGCGCCTGGATTTGCCAATAGTCGGTGTGAATTTGAACGGCTCCCGGCAGAGTGATGGTCGATGCCCGCCCGCAATCAAGGATGAACTAGCGGTCTTCGTGCCTTTTAGCCAAAAGATAATCTCATACGCGATGGACAACTGGCCGGTCAGCCATAAATCCTATCGCGCGCAAGGCAAGAGTGGGGCTTACGTGTACAACGACTCCATCTACCAGAAGCTGGGCTTTGCTATATGAGGTTCGCATCGTACCTCACACGGTCATATTGGAAGTACGCATTATTTTCGAAGCAGGCTGGTGCTGACCTTCTGAAGGCTCTTGGCGCTCAGAATCTAATCATTGGGCTTCTTGATTCGTTCAAGGTGATACCGCGAGACACGCTGCCGGGCATCACTTTTTGGGCGATGCTTCTGATCTCCGTCGTATGGGTTTTGCTCTCGCGCAGGCCGGTGTTGAAGGTCACTTACAAAATTCCAAAAAAGGACTTTTGTTACGAAGTGCGTATCGGCGACCTGCTAACCAGCAAAGAAGACATTGTCGTCAGCACAAACACGACTTTCGATACGGACATGGCAAGCGGACTGATATCGCCGAAGAGCGTACAGGGCCAAGTTGTTGCACGTTTCTTTGATGGGAAGACCGACGAACTCGATAAGCAGCTAAAAAAGGCTTTGGCCGGAGTGCCGTACACCGACGCTATAAGTCCCGGAAACAAGAAACGATACCCGTTCGGCACGGTCGTCAAAATTCCGGCGCATGGCAAGAACTTCTACTTTCTTGCCATGTCGGAGTTGAATGAGCACGGGACCGCGGGGTCAACCCAATCGCAGATTGCCACTTCTTTGGAAAAGCTGTGGGAGTTCGTGGGGAGCCAAGGTGAGATAGGTGAATTGGCAATGCCACCTATAGGTACCGGTCGGGGGCGATTGCAGTTGCCGCGTAGAAAAGTGATCGAACTTATTGCTCAGTCCTTTGCTGATGCTTCGCAGGAAAAGGCATTCGCAAACAAACTGGCTATCGTGGTGCATCCCGACGATGCAAAGCGCTATGAAGTTAACCTATTCGAAATTCGCGATTATCTCGCAATGAGCCTGCACCACTAAGGGAGATCGGAACGATCTCTTGCGAGCGAGCCATGTCCCGTAGCTTCGGGTCATGGCAAAGACCGTCGAAGAGCAGCTTGAAGAGACCTTAAACTCGATCTCCACGGTCGAGCAGAACGGTCAGCGTTACACGATCAAGGATCGTGAGCTTTGGCGCGCCGATCTGCGCCAACTCGATCAACGCGCTCAGCGCCTCGAAAAGCAGGCCGAGCGGGCCAAGCGGGGCGGTCTCCGCATTCAGCGGGTGATCCCGCTGTGATCAAACCCGTCGCCCCGACCCTGATTGACCGCTTTCTGGCGGGCGTCGCGCCCAATTTCGCGACGCGCCGCTACCATGCGCGCCTCTCGCTCAATTACATGGGCCAATACGCCGGTGCGAAGTCGAACCGCGCGGCCCTGAAGGCTTGGAAGACGCACCCCGGCTCGGCCGATTCCGACTCGCTGGGCGATCTCCCGGCGCTGCGCAGCCGCTCGCGCGATCTCGGCCGCAACAACCCCATCGCCGCCGGTGCGAAGCAGACCTCCAAGAGCAACGTCGTCGGCACCGGCCTGCGCGTGCGCTCGAAGCTGAATCCGAAGCTGCTCGGCCTCTCGCCGGAAGCCGCCGAGTTGTGGGAGCGCAAGGCAGAGACGCTGTTCGACCTTTGGGCGCAGTCGAAACTTTGCGACATCACGCTCACGCAGAACTTCTATGAGCTTCAGGGCCTCGTTTTCAACGCGGTGTTCGAGTCCGGCGACACGTTCGTTCTTCGCCGCGCGCCGAAGCGTCCCAACGCCGTTGTGCCGCTCGCCCTCAACGTGATCGAGGCCGACCGCGTCGGCACGCCGACCGAGTTGCAGGGCGAGTATCTGATCCGCGACGGTGTCAAGATCGACGAAGACGGCGCGCCGGTCAGCTACTTCGTGCTCAATGAGCATCCCGGCGAGCGAGTGACGTACACCGTCAACGGCTTCACGGAGGTCCCGGCCTTCGGCAAGAAGTCCGGCGAGCAGATGGTGCTCCATATCTTCGAGCGCATGCGCCCCGGCCTGAACCGTGGCATTCCGCAGCTTGCCCCCGTCATCGAAATCCTGAAGCAACTCGACCGCTACAGCGAAGCTGAGTTGATGAAGGCCGTCGTGTCGTCATTCTTCACCGTCTTCCTGAAGACCCAGGGCGACGATGGTATCGCACCGGCCATTCCGGGGGCGTATCCCGGCATGGGCGCGAACGAAGTTACGATGGGGCCTGGCACTATCGTTGACATCGGCACCGACGAAGAGATTCAGACGGCGCAGCCCGCGAATACCGCGAACTTCGACCCGTTCTTCCAATCCGTTGTGCGGCAGATCGGCGTCGCGCTCTCGATCCCGTTCGAACTGCTCATGATGCACTTCACGGCGAGCTACAGCGCGTCGAGGGCGTCGTTGGAGATGGCTGCACAGTTCTTCCGCGACCGCCGGACGTGGCTTGTCCGCAACTTCTGCGCTCCCGTTTACGAGTGGTTCCTGACCGACGCGATCAACGCTGGCCTGATCGAGGCTCCCGGATTCTTCAACGATCCCGTGAAGCGTGCTGCATGGCTCGGCGCTCAGTGGATCGGCCCCGCGCGGATCATCCTCGACCCGCTGAAAGAATGGAAGGCCGAGACCGAAGCCGTCAACCTGGGCGCTCGCACCATCGAAGCGGTCATCATCGAGCGCGGCGGTGACGACTTCGAGCAGACCACGGCGCAGCGCGCTCGCGAGCATCAGGCCCGAGCGGCGGCGAAGCTCGAACCCGAAATCCTCGCTCCGTCCGGCATGGGCTCGCAAGTCAAGGAAGACGTGAGCGAGAACCGCGAAGACGACGAAGAGACCCCGACGCCGAAGAAGCCCGAGAAGAAGCAATGACCGTCAACGTCCGCAACCCGCTGATCTTCGACGCCGCTCTCACGGCGAATTGGGCCATGGAAGAGGGGGCTCTGCGCCAGATCATGGAGATCGCCGCGCGCGAGAACCAGATCACGCCGCAGATGCTCGAAGCCTATCGGGGCCAAGAGCTTGAGCGTTCCGAACGCGCGACCCGGCGCGGCAACGTCGCCGTGATCGACGTGGCTGGCCCCCTGTTCAAGCGCGCCAACCTCATGACCACGTTCTGCGGCGCGACCGCTTACGAGACCGTTCGCCGCGACCTTCAGGCCGCGACGGACAACGCCTCGATCAGCGCGATCCTGCTCAACATCCACTCGCCTGGGGGCGAGGCCGCTGGCGTTGCGGAGCTTGCCACGGCGATCAACGAAGTGCGCGGCCGTAAGCGCATCGTCTCCTATGCAGGCGATCAGGCGGCCTCCGCTGCGTTCTGGCTGGGCACTGCGTCCGACGAGTTCATTATCGGCCCGACCGCTGCGCTGGGCTCCATGGGCGTCGTGGCGGGCTACCGGGACACGTCTGCACAGGACGCCGCGCGCGGGATCAAGACCATCGAGTTCGTGTCTTCGCAGTCGCCCTACAAGCGCGTGGACATCAACACCCAGGAAGGCCGCGACCGCGTTCAAGCGCGCGTGGACGCGATGGCCGCCGTGTTCGTCGAGACGGTCGCGAAGTATCGCGGCGTCAGCGTCGAACACGCGCTCGAACATTTCGGGCAGGGCGATGTCTTGATCGGCAAGGCGGCAGTCGATGCCGGGATGGCCGATGGCGTTGCGACGTTCGAACAGGTTCTCGCGAGCTTGTCTCGCGGTGAAAGCCCGAAGGCCCACTTCGGGTTCAATCCGGCCGCTGAAGGCCAAGCCAATGTTGAGGAAGAGATGAAGGACGAAACTGGCGCGACGGCCGCTACCACCAAGCCGGAAGAGACCACCACCGCAGCCGTGACCACGACCACGACCGCGACCATTGATGTCGCCGCAGAGGCCCGCGCGGCCGAGCGCAAGCGCGTCACCGACATCATGGGCCTGACGCTGCCGGGTTACGAGGACATGGCCGCAAAGGCTATCGAAACGGGCTCTTCGGCCCATGAGTTCTCGGCCATGATCGTGGCTGCTGAAAAGGCCAAGCGCACCGAGCGCGCCGCTGACATCAAGTCCGACACCGAAGCCAACTCTGGCGTCGCTCCGTCGAACGGTCAGGAGACGGCGCAGGGCGACGAAGCCGCTGTGAACGCAATTCTCGGCGCGATGAAGCTCGCGTCCGGCAACTAAGGAGCCGCAAGGTGGCTAAGTTTGAGAACGAAGGCGCATACGTCCCGAGCATGCTCATGCTCGGCCACCACCGCGCCCGCAAGGTGACGATCAAGTCGGGCGCTGGAAAGCTCGACCGTGGCACGGTGCTCGGTCAGGTCACGGCCGACAAGAAGTACCTCAAGTCGATCCTCGCGGCTAACGACGGCTCGCAGGTCCCCGACGCGATCCTCAGTGAGGCGGTCGATGCGACCTCCGCTGACGTTGAGGCCATCGTCTACATCGCTGGCGAAGTCGATCAGGACAAGCTGATCCTCGGCGCCGGTCACACCCTCGGATCGGTCGATGCGGTCTTCCGCACGAAGTCGATCTGGCTCGTTAAGCCGATGGGCTAACCGAGACAACCTCGAAGAAAGCAACGGGAAGCCCTACCTATGGACCTCTTTTCGACCACCGCCCTCAACCGTGTTGTCGAGGAACTGCCGCTCAACCCGGCGTTCTTCCTCAACACGTTCTTCACGACCGCCGAGACCTCCAATACCGAAGACATCAAGTTCGACTCGGTGAAGGGTCGTCGCCTGATTTCGCCGCTCGTCTCGCCCATCGTCGCGGGCAAGGTGATCCGCGAGAAGGGCTACAAGACTCAGTCGCTCGCCCCGGCCTACATCAAGGACAAGCGCGTCTTCAAGCCGAGCGGCCAGTTCAAGCGCCGTGCTGGCGAGAAGATCGGCGGTTCCCTGTCGCCCGAGCAGCGTCTTGCCGCGTCCATCGGTTTTGCCGTGAGCGAGCAGTTGGATATGTGGACCCGCCGTCTGGAAGTCATGTCGGCCGAAGTGCTGCGCACCGGCAAGCTCGTCCTGAAGGGCGACGACTATCCCGAGCAGCTTGTTGACTTCGGTCGCGATGCCGAACTGAGCATCGTCCTGACCGGCACGGACAAGTGGGACAACGCCGCCGTCAACCCGCTCGACGACATCGAAGATTGGGGTCAGATGATCTTCGATCATTCGTCGCTGACCTGCCGTGACGTGATCATGGCGAGCGACGTGTGGAAGACCATCCGTGCCAAGTTGGCCGGTCCCGACACCGATGCGGTCGCCAAGGCGATGCGTCTTCAGATCGACATGACCAAGGCGACCCTGGAGTCGGCCCGTGCGTCGCTCGGCCCGATCCTGATCACCCCCGGTATCCGTCTGGTCGCTCAGTTCGGCGACTACCGCCTGTGGGTCCACGCCGACAAGTACGTCGATCCGCTCGACGGTGTCGAGAAGGACGTGCTCCCGGCCGGTGAAGTCGTCATGGCTTCGCGCGAGATCGAGGGCGTCCGTCACTTCGGCGCGATCATGGACCTGAAGGCCGGTATCCAGCCCCGCGACTTCTTCGTGAAGTCCTGGGAGGAGGAGGACCCGTCCGTCCGGTACATCCTCGGCCAGTCCGCTCCGCTGATCGCGCCCTACCGCGTGAACGGCACCCTGGGCGCGAAGGTGAAGTAATGCCGATCTATCGCGGCCTCGTAACGATCAAGCGTGACGGGCGGTATCTTCCGCCCGGCACGCCCATCGAAATGAGCGAGAATGAAGCGAAAGCCCTCGGGCCTGCTCGCGTCAAGCTCGCCGACGATCAGGTCTCGGCCGTGGCCGAGATCGCTTTGGGTTCGGCCAGCACGCTCGCTGGTATCGAGTCCGCCGGTGATGCCCCCGGCGACGCGCCGTCCGCTGATGAAGTCCCTCCCGCCTCGCATCAGACGGACGGCGCGAGCACTCGGATCGCGGATATCTCGTCCGCAATCGACCTGCTCGACGAAAAGAAGGACTTCTTCAAGTCCGGTCAGCGTCAGGGCAAGCCGAAGCAGAAGCCGATTGAAGAGATCGTCGGTTTCGATGTTACCGACGAAGAGATCGACGCTGCCTTGGCCCTGCGCGCATCGGGCGTCTGATGCCGGTCGAGACCGACAACGATCTGTTGATCTTCCTCAACCCCGACGAGTTCGGGGTTGAGGCGCATTACGTGAGCCGCGATCCAGCCGTCGAGCCCAAGGACATTCCTGGGCAGTTCGACGACGAAGGAAGCAACTGGAATCCGAACCGTTGGAACGGGACGCAGTTCCAGATGCAGATGGGCGCGAGCGTCACGTCCACCGGCCCGACGTTTCTCTGCCGCACGTCCGATCTGCTCAAGGGCGGCCGAAAGGGCGAAAAGCTGACGATCAAGGGCCAAGAATATCGGATCGAGGACAAGCGGCCGGATGGCACCGGCTTGACCTTGCTCTTGCTCATGGCGAACGACTGACATGGCGCATCCTCGCAAGCGTATCCGAGAAGCGTTTCGAGCCCGGCTCGCCGAGAGTGTTGACGGCGAGTATCGCACGGCCGCGCAGAGCCGCGTGTATGCGAGCCGCATGGCTCCCGTGAACGAGGAAGAGTTGAAAGAGGATGGCCCGGCCATTCTCGTCTATGCGCGCATGGAGAAGTACAACCCCGAGAAGGACTACGGGGTGGAAGGCGACGCGACCTATATCGAGCGCGAGTTGACGCTGGTCACGGAGGCGATGCTGCTCGGCGGCGAAACCGTTGACGACAAGCTCGACGACATGGCCGAGCAGATGGAAGTCGCGTTCGAGGGCTTCGTGATCCCCGGTTTCGAGTCCGCCCGCATGCGGCTGCTCGAGTCCGACATCGACGTGATCACCGAGCAGGTCAAGCGACCCATTGGCGCTATCGGCCTCGTTTGGCAGGTCATCTATCGCACTGAATGGCGTCCGCGCGTCACGGCCAACGACATCAATGCCGCGATGGCGGACTTCCTGGCGGGCAAGTAATCATGGTCAAGTTTCTCCGCGATCCCGCGAGCACCGGCGGCGTTGCTGATCCGGAAGCGACGGACATCGACCGGCGGGCGCAGGATGTCGTCAAGTTCGGCAAGATCAAGGAAGTGGACTACAAGCGCCAGCCCCCGGCGTATCGCGTCCTGATCGGCGACGAGAACGACGAAGACAATCATAACATCACGGATTGGCTCCCGGCTGGCGGCATGCGGGCGAAGGGCGACCGTGAGACGCATTTCCTCGAAAAAGGCGAGAAGGTCGTGCTGCTCGCGGAGGGCGGTGAGCTCGCGACCGCGCAGGTCTACCCGGCAGGCACGTATACGCCTGAGAATGAAGACGAGAAGGAGACGACCGACAAGGCGGGTGTTTGGCGCAAAGTCTTCGCCAAGCCCAAGAGCCAGGACGGCGAGGGCGGCGAAGGCGGCGAGGGCGATCAGGGCGGCGAAGGCGATCAGGACGGGCAGGACGGCGAGGAAGACGAGATCCTTGGCGAGATCAGTTACGACCGCAATACGGGCGACTGGCTAATCAAGGGCATCAAAGACAAGGGCTCGATCACGCTCGAAGGCTCGGGCTGCAAGATCGTCATGAAGGACGGCACGATCACGCTGAAGGCGAAGAACCTGAAGATCGAGATGGAAGAGAACGTCGAGATCGAGGCAGGCGACACCTTTGAGTCGACGGCGGAAACGTCGGCGCACGAAGCGGGCGAGATCGTTCTGGCGGGCATGACGTACCTGGGCGCGAGCGGCAAGGACGATAGACCGGCGATCCCGGTCGAGATCGTCAGCGATCAACCCGCGAAGGCGGTCCGGTCGAAATAAGAGCGACCGGATCAGGCTGTAAGCGACCCTGCCGACGCGGCACGGTGCGCCTTATGGCGACCATTGATCTCAACACCGGCAAGCCTCTCGAAGGCATCGAAGATGTCTGGCAGTCGATTGCGACCATCCTGAGCACTTCGCTGAAGTCGCTCGTGATGGCCCGCGATTTCGGCTCGAAGATGCCGCGCCTCGTTGACCATGCCGTGTCGCCGGTGACGCTGATCGACTTCTACGCGGCCGTGCCGGAGGCGATCAATCGCAAGAGCCCCGAGTCCCTGATGGCGGAAGAGCCTCGGTTTCGCATCATCCAGATGGAGCTTGCCGACATGACGGATCAGGGTCACGCCCAATTCGATATCGACGGCATCTATTACCCTCGCGGTCATCTCGGAGATTACTCGGAAGCCCGCGATGCGCGCGGCCGTGTTGTCCTCTCTGACAATCTGATCGTCGGGAGCTACGTCTGATGGACGCGCCGCTCCCGAACCTGCCGCTGCCTGTCATCGAGCGCGAGCCCGCGTTCCAGGCGTTGTTCGACGCGCGCCTGACGCAGATGCGTGGCCTGCTTGAGACCGCCGGTCTCAATTGGGACACGTACATGCTGCGGTCGGACCCGATCAACAACTTCTGCCGCCACGCGGCTTACGGCGATCTGCTCTATGTCACGTCGTTGAACGACACGTTCCGCGCGACGCTGCTCGACTTCGCGCAGGGCGCGGACCTGATCGCGCAGGCGTCCGATTGGAACTTGACGCAGGCCGAAGGCGAGTCCCTTGAAGACCTGCGACGCCGTCTGCGCGAGCGCAAGAAGGGGCAGGGCGGCTTCACCGACAATTGGTACAAAAGGTACGCCTTCGCCGCCGACCCGCTCCGCGTGGCCGACGTTGGCGTTACGGGCGATGCTATGGGCGGGGTCAAGGTCTCGATCCTGTCCAAGGAAGGCGACGGCGTCGCCAGCGCTGACCTGCTCGCGACGGTCAATGCGGCGCTGAACAATCCGCTTGTCCTAGGCGACAACGATCACGTTCAGGTCGTCCCGGCGGTTATTCGCGTCGTCAACGTCGAGGCTGATGTGTGGCTCTTGCCGGAAGCCCCGGCGGGCGAGTTGCAGACGGCCCAAGATCGACTGAAGACCGAGTTCGCCGCAGCGCGTCGCCTGGGGTGGGACTTCACGGCTGACTTCGTGATCGCGTCCCTGCGCACTTCCGGCGTCCGCCGGATTGTCATGATCTCGCCCGCCGCCAACGATTACACGCGCGTGGAGCCTAATGAGGCGGTGGCGCTCGGCACCGTCAAGCTCAACTTCAAGGGTCGGTCCTATTGATGACCAACCTGATCGACATCGTCCCGCGCAACTCAACGCCGCTTCAGCGATCCGTGGTGCAGACCATCGACTCGCGCTCGCGCTATGCTGCGTTGGTGCAGTCGATCATCGACGTGCGCTATCTCGACGTGATCCCCGAAGACGTTCTGCCGTGGTTGCTGCGCCATTGGGGCCTCGAAGACGCGGCCGAGTTCGTCGCGGACCATCAGCGCCTCTACAAGGAAGGCAAGCGCTGGCAGACGCTCCGTGGCCGCGTGGAAGCGTATGAGATCGTCTTCGATTGGCTGGGCCTCGACGGCATCTATGAGCGCGGCGACCATAAGGCCGTGCGCTGGGGCCTGTTCCAGATCGGGCTCACGGAGCGGCCGGACCAAGACACGCTGATCAACCTGATCGGGCTGGCGAACCTCTCGAAGAAGGCGTCGAGCGTCCTGGGCCGCATCTATGGCGGCTATGACATCCGGCCGATGCGCCTCGACATGATGCGCCTTGACGGCGCGCTGCTCGATGATTGGTCCGGCGTCTATCTCACCGGCATCAAGCCGAAGCTGTCGTTCGGCAAGCAGCACGGCGAGGAAGTCGATTTCAATATCGACTTCGACGGCGGCGTCTTCACGTCGGTCGAGGGCGTCGCCCGCTTCGAGGAAGGCTTCGTGCTCGACCGCTCGCTGCTCGATGGCGAGGTCGTCGAGCCGTCCGTGGTTTCCATTCAGGCGTCGCTCTCGGGCGAACAGATCGACTTCGCGAAGGACGTTCTGATGCCTTGGCCGCGAACGCCCTGGCCGAGCGTCTCCTACTCCAACATTGAACAGTTCACGATTTACGGAGGACCCGATGGCACTTCTGGTTAATAGCGGGCGCGAAGGTCTCGCCGCCGCCCTGAAAGCTCGCACCATGTTTTTCGCCTGGGGGCGAGGGGACTCTTGGTGGGGGCGGACGGAAGTCAAGAACGCGACGTTCTCCGGTTCGCCGGAGCGCTTCACGCTCGAACACACGCCGATCTCGGCGCTGACCCTGAAAGACATTGGCAACGCGCTCACCTATGAGACGCCGCGTGACTACACGTTCAACGCCAACACCGGCGCGGTGACGCGCGTCAACGGCGGTCAGATCGCGCCGGGCGGAACCGTCCAAGCGCAGGTTCAATACGGCACGCCCGCCCTGGGCTCGGGAGAGATCGCCTTGGTCAACGAAGTGGGCCGTCGCATCGCATCGTCTGTTGAGTTCGTCGTGCCGGACGACAACGGCAACATCAGCACGCCGGGCGGCCAGCGTTGGACGATCTCGACGACTGCAACGCGCTATCTCTATTGCAGCGTGCTCTTCGACTACCTCGAAGCTGCCAACGAAACGATCCGCGAGGTCGGCATCTTCGTGGATGGCACGCGCAAGCCCGGAGTGCCTGAAGGGCAACTGTACTTGACTCCCGATCAGGTCGCCGAGCCGGGATACTTACTCCTGCTCGACCGCTTCGCGGGCAAGGTTCGCTCCCCGAGTGAGCGGCAGGGATTCTCATACGTTCTGGTGATCTAATGGCAGACGCTCGCGACCAACTTCCGGCATACATCAACACCTTCGACAAGACGAAGGGTTATCAGCGTCTTGCCGCGCACTATGACCGCTTCCTGACCTCCAACGAAATCAACGTCATTCAGGACATCGAGGCGAACCGGCTGAAGGGCGTCGCCGATGCGTTCTGGCGCGACGGTTCGCTGGTAAGCGGTGGCGCAATCGTGCTCGGCCCGATCATCAACGCGAAGGTCGAGGCGCAGTTGGCGGCGGCCAAGGTCTACATTCGCGGGGCGGTGCATGATATCGAAGCCCGCAAGCTCGTCATCTCGGCTGTCGGCACGGTCGTCATCGGCATCCGTCTGCGCACCTTCACCGTGACCTATGAGCAGGACCCGACGCTGAAGGGTATGGCTCCGGGTACGCGAGCGCAGGGCGAGCCCGGCGCTTCGGCGCTGGCGATGCTCGGCCGCTGGGGCTATGAGGGCGACGGCGAGGAAGGCGACTTCTTCCCGATCTATACGATCAAGGACGGCACTATCGACACGCCGAACGAACCCGGCATGGACGACGCCTGGGTGAACCTGCTCGCGCGCTATGACCGCGAGGCGCACGGCGGCTATGTCGTGGAAGGCTTCAACGTCAAGGCGCTGGGCCTCGACGAGTCCGGCAAGCAGACCTTCACGATCTCGGAAGGAACCATCAACGTTTGGGGTTACAAGCGGACCCGGCCTGCGTCCGCTCGCCTGCGCGTTACGGAAGAGCCCGAGATCATGCTGCTTGATGACGAGCCGCATGCTGTCAATTCCGGCACGCAGACGATCAAGGTTCGCTTCGCGCCCATCGCCTCGATCAAGGAAGTCACGATCATCGCCGAGAAGACGGTGACGCTGACGCACGGCACCTTCACCGGCGCGTCGGACACGCTCCCCGATCCGACCGTGCTCTCGATCCGGCAGGTCAAGCAGGGAGCGACCGTCTATGCGCCCACCGCCGACTACAAGCTGACCGGCGCGGCCGTCGATTGGTCGCCGAGCGGCGCGGAGGTCGCGCCGGGCTCGACTTATCAGGTCACGTATCGCTACCTGACCAGCGCCGAGCCGACCAACATCACGCGCGATGGGTTCGACATCACCGGCGCTGCCGACGACACGACCGCCTTCATCAAGTACGAGACCAAGCTGCCGCGCTATGACGCCATCGTGGTCGATCAGCAAGGCGTGATCTCCTACCTGAAGGGCATTAGCTCCCTGTACGCTCCGCAGCCGACTACGGTTGCGCCGACGCTGCACAAGCTGGCCGATGTCTACAACAATTGGGGCCTTGTTCCGACCATCAAGCAGGTCGCGACCGTCCGCATGCCTTTCGCCGATCTGCGCAGCCTCGAAACGATGGTCAGTGATCTCTACGCGCTGGTTGCTGAAGAGCGCCTTCAGCGAGACGTGGATCGCAAGGAAGTCTCATCGAAGCGGGGCGTCTTCGTCGATCCGCTGCTCGACGACGACATGCGCGATCAGGGCCTTCCGCAGACCGGCGCGATCTTCGGCGGCCTGCTCTGGCTGCCGATCATCCCGACCGTCACGACGATGCCCGCCGATACGGCGCTCACCTACACGTTCGATAACGTGTTCGAGCAGCGCCAGATCACCGGCGAGTCGAAGATCAACCCCTATGCATCGTTCGGACCCCCGGCCACCGATGTCGCGCTCAACCCGTCCGTCGATCTTTGGACCGACACGCAGGACGTTTGGACCTCGGTCTTCACGTCGAGGGTCGCGTGGCAGCGCACCAACTTCGCCGCTGGGCCGCTGATCGGCACCACGACCGAGACCACGGACCGCATCGTCAACAACGCGACGGTGGCTGAAGAGACCATTCGGCAGCGCTCGGTGGGCTTCACCATCCACAAGTGGGGCTACAACGAAGTCCTGAAGAAGGTGACGTTCGACGACATCGACGTGACTCCGGCGGGCACGATCCGCGCCGATGAACACGGCACGCTGACTTCGGCGTTCCAGATTCCGGCGAACGTTCCGGTCGGCGTGAAGCACGTCGCGTTCGAGGGCGTCGGCGGCTCGACCGCGAACGCGCTCTACACGGCCTACGGTTGGCTGACCACGATCACCAACGAGCGCACCATCGTCACCACCTATTGGTACAGCGCCGATCCGCTGGCGCAGACCTTCCGTCTGAGCGAGCCCCGGCAGGCGCTCGGCGTGGACGTTAAGTTCACCAAGGTTGGCGACAAGAATAAGCCGGTGAGGGTGCAAATCCGTGAGGTCGAGCTTGGCCTTCCGACCGAGCGCGTCGTCGCAGAGTCGATCCTTGATATGCACAACGTCAAGGTCATCGATCCGCTCTCGGTTGCTCCCCGTGTCGAAAGCGATTGGACGTTCGCCTCGTTCGAACGTCCCGTCACCCTGCGCGAAGATCGCAGCTACGCCATCACGCTTCTGACCGAAGACTCGACCCATTCGGTTGCCATCGCAGACCTGGGCGGCTTTGACCAGATCAACGGCTGGGTGACGAGCAACGCCTTCCCGCTGGGCACCTTCCTCGACGGCTCGGACTCGCGTACCTGGCTGCCGAAGCCTGGCCGCTCGCTGGGCTTCCGCCTTCGCTGCGCCAAGTTCGCCCAAGCGGTTCGCACGATTGAGGTCGGCGATCTGCCCGTCGTGGATTGCTCGGACCTGATGCCGCTGCTCGCGGCCGAGCGTCCCGAAGGCACCGCTATCGAAGTCGAGTTCGAGGCTCCGAATGGTGCGAAGTACGTGACCGCCCCTGCGGTCAACGTTTCGCTGCCCCAGGCCATCACCGGCACGCTGAAGGTCCGTCTGCGCGTGACCGGAAAGACGAACCTCTGGCCGATCATGCTCCCCTACGTTCAGGTTGTGGCGGGCGCGATCCAGGCCACCGGCGACTATATCACGCGCGCTTTTGAGGCAGGCACCGACTCGAAGGTTCGCCTGATCCTCGACGTGTATCTGCCCGGCAACTCGACGTTCGAGGCGAAGATTCAGACCGGCGTCAACGCTGGCCTGCCGGTGTGGTCAGCCCCGAATGCGCTGACGCTCGAAAAGGCGACGCAGCTTGGCGATGGCTGGGAAGAGCGTCAGTACATGCTCGACCACGTCAATCTCGCCGTGTCGCGCGCCTACGTGAAGATCGGTGGCGGTCCCGCCGCTCGCTCGAATGCTCGCAACATCCGCGCCGTCGCGGTCAAGTCCACCACGGGTTAATACGCCATGCCGAACGACAACTCTACGCGCGGCTATCCGCTTCCGCATCCTGACAACATCGCGCGTGAGGATGCGCAGCGAATCCGCGAAGCCATCGAGCAAATCAGCGCGGACATGACCGCGATGGAGGGCGACTCGGCGGTCGCGTCCGAGACCGTCGTGGGCATCGTCCGTCTCGCCACGGAAGCGGAGGCGAACGCCGGCACTTCGACGGCTGCCGTCCCCGTCGTGAAGCGTGTGAAGGACATGATCTCGGCGGGTATCAGCGCGACCGTACCCTCCGCGATCTCGACTGCAATCGCCAACCTTGTCGGCACCGCGCCGACGACGCTCGACACGCTCGGTGAGATCGCCGCAGCAATTGAGAATGACCGCGACACGATGGACGTGCTCAATGCGGCTATCGGCGCGAAGCTCTCGAAGTCGGCGAATCTCTCCGATCTGACCAATGTCGCCACGGCGCGGACCAACCTGGGCCTCGCCGCTCTTGCGCTGAAGGCGACCATCGACTCCGCAGCGCTTATCGCAGATGGCGTGATCACCTATGCGAAGCTCGCGTCCGGCGCGGTCTCAACGGTCGCCGACTTCTGCTCGAACACTGCAAGCAAGTTGCTGAGCGTCAATTCGTTGTGGGGATCGGCGGCGCCGCTGGCCATCAGCGGGGCGTCGGGCACCGTATCGCTCGACTTTGCTTCTCGTCTGAACTTCCATGTTCAGGCGACGGGCAACATCACGCTCGTTCCGACCAATTTGAAGGACGGTCAGGCGTTCGGCATCCGTATCAGCAAAGGCACCGCGAGCCTCACGATCGCTCTTGGCAACCAATCGTCTCCCGATGCGGCGACGTGGTATCCCATCGGCGGCACGGCACCGACCACGACTGACCAGTACGTCTACTTGTCTGGTCAGCGGATCGCCGACACCATCCTCTACAGCGGCGGGAAGATCGCATGAGCAATCGGCTTCTCATTCCGAAGTCGAAGCGCTTTCTCGTGAGCCCTTCGATCATTCGGCCGCGTGCGATCATCCCTGGGGTGATGCCCATCCCCAGGGCTTCCAAGCCGCCGGTTGTTCCGGGCTCGCGGACCTTCAGCACGGCGGGCGCGTTCAACTTCACCGTACCCAACTTCAACACCCTCACTGTCACTCTCCGTGGCGCAGGCGGCGGTGGCGGCGGCTTCTACTACTCGACCGACTATGACAGCACTCGGTACCCGAGCACGCCGGGGAGCGCTGGCGGCGCTACGAGCTGGAACGGGCTCGTCGCCAACGGGGGGCAGCCGGGAACGGAATCGAACTACATCGACGGTGTCGAAGAGGTGATCAATGGCAGCGCTGGCGCTGCTGGCGGTGCGTCTGGCGGCACGACCAACACCACCGGCGGCGGCAACGCTGGCGGCGCTGGCTCCTACACTCCCTCGTATGGTGGCGGGCGCGGCGGAAATGGTGGCGCAGGCGGCCTCGCCAGCAAGACCTTCGCTGTGGGCCAGCTAACGCCGGGCGCGGTCCTGTCCGGCACTGTCGGCGCACCGGGCGGCGGCGGCAGTTGTGTCGATCCCGGCTTCTTCGGTGGCGGCTACGCTGGGCAGCCCGGCACCGGCGCTTCCATCACGTTCACTTGGTCATAACGAAGGGATACCGAAACGGTCCCGACGCCGAGCAGGGTGGTCGCTAGGGTACGCTCAATCCCAATACTGAGGATTGAGAGAACAGATGTCCCTTACCGATTTCCTTCACGGCGTCGAGACTGTCGTCGTTGATAGCGGCCCCCGGCCGATCCAGACCGTCCGCTCGTCCGTCATTGGATTGATCGGCACCGCTCCCGCCGCGAACGAAGTGGCGTTCCCCCTCGATACGCCTGTGCTCGTCAACCGTCGTCAGGCGGCGGCCATGATCGGCGCGACCGGCACGCTGCCGCAAGCCATCGACGCGATTTACGACCAGGGCGGTGCGCTCATCGTCGTGGTCCGCGTCGCGGACGCGCAGACCGAGAACGAGCAGCTTTCGAAGGTCATCGGCGGCGTCGATGCCGACACTGGCGCGTTCACCGGCATTCACGTTTTCCGCGCGGCTGAAGCCGAGTGCGGCGTCTCCCCGATGATCCTGATCGCGCCCGGCTTCACGCATCAGCGTCCGCTCGGCGTCGCCGGTCATACCGTGACCGCGCAGGGCCAGAACTACACCAAGGCGACCGTTTCTTTCACCGGCGGCGGTGCGGGCGCGGTGCTGCCGACCGCGGCGCCGATCGTCACCGGCGGCAAGATCACCGGCCTCGAATTTCAGTCGCTCGGCTACGGCATCGTCTCGCCCTTGACCGCGACCATCAACGGCGACGGCACCGGCGCGACCGTGACGATCCAGATCGGCGCTGCGGCGAACCCGGTCGTCAGCGAGTTGAAGCAACTCGCCGATGGCTTCAAGGCGCACATCATCGCCGATGGTCCCTCGACGACTGATGCCGCTGCGTTCGCCTATCGCAACGACCACGGCACCCGTCGCGTGTTCATCGTCGATCCGACCGTGTCCGGCTGGTCCGTAAAGACCAACACCTATTCGCTCGAACGCTCGTCCGCCCGAGTAGCGGGCCTGATCTCGCGCGTGGACAACGAGAAGGGCTTTTGGGAGTCGCCGTCGAACAAGGAAATCTATGGCATCGGCGGCCTCGGTCGTCCCATCGACTACGCCTACGGCGACAAGAACAGCCGCGCGAACATTCTCAACGAGAACGAGATCGCGACGTTCATCCGCGACGAAGGCTGGTATCTGTGGGGCAACCGCACCTGCTCGGCCGATCCGAAGTTCGCCTTCCTGTCCGTCTCGCGCACCGGAGACATGATCGACATCTCCATCGCGAAGGCCCATCGCTGGGCGGTGGATCGCGCGATCACCAAGCAGTATTTCGAAGACGTGACCGCATCGGTGAGGGCGTACATGCGCCAGCTTCGCGTGCGTGGTGCAATCCTCGGCGGCGACTGCTGGGTCGATCCCGAGTTCAACACGGAAGCCGACATCTCCCAGGGTCATGTGACGTTCTCGTATGACTTCACCCCGCCGTACCCGGCCGAGCGCGTGACCTTCCGGTCGCATCTCGTCTCGGACTACATCCGCAACCTCTTCGCATAACGGGGACGAAAGATGATCCCGCGCGTACTTCGCAACTTCAACAGCTTCGTGAATGGCGTCGGCTATGCCGGTCGCGTGAGCGAGGTCGAACTGCCCGAACTTTCGGTGAAGACCGAAGAGTATCGCGGCGGAGGTATGGACGGCAATGTCGAGTTGGACATGGGGTTGGAGACTCTGACCGCCAAGTTCACCTTCGGCGAATACGCCAACCAGATTCTCGGCCTTTGGGGCAACATGGACGGCAACGCCGCCCGTATCCAGCTTCGCGGCGCTCTTCAGCGCGACGGCGAGACTGCGGTCCCGATGACTGTCGATCTCCACGGCGGCTTCAAGAAGAACACGCTGGGCACCTGGAAAGCAGGCGACCTGACGCAGAACGAAGCCGAGATGTCCATTCGGTACCTGAAGATTCAAATTCAGGACACCGTCGTCGTCGAGATCGACATCGACAACATGATCCGCATTGTCAACGGCGTGGATCAGCTTGCCTCCATTCGCACTGCGATGGGCATGTAACCAACCACCAACGGCCGACCTCGCTACGGCGGGTCGGCCACAACTGAGCGGGAGACTTAGACTGTGACTGACGAAGTTGAAGCGAAGAAGGACATGCGGCTGTCGGCGGATATCACGCTCGACTTCCCCTTCGACAAGGACGGCAAGACCTATTCGTCGCTGACCATGCGTCGGCCGAAGACCAAGGACTCGCTGAAGGCCGCCAAGTTCAAGGGCCACGATGCCGACAAGGGCATCCTGCTTCTGGCCGACCTCTGCAACGTCTCGCCGGACGTGATCGCCGAGCTTGACGAGATCGACGCCATGAAGCTGGGCGCGCAACTCGATGCTTTTCGTGGGGGTCAGTCGAGCTAAGCGATCTCCGCAAGGGGATTTTGACGCTCATTCGGCTGACCAAAGGCGGCTTCACGATCTCGGAAGTCGAGGAAATGTCCCTCGACGACTTCTATGGCTGGCTTGAAGACGCGACGAAGCTTCAGGCCGACATCAACAGGGCGATGAAGGCAAAGTAGCATGGCGACCGGCTTCTCCGTATTCGTCAACATCGGAGGCAAGGTCAGCCCCAGCCTCAACGCCGCAGTCAACGCAGCGAAGACCCAGGTTAACAGCCTGGGGGCTTCGCTCGCTGGCATGGCTGCAAAAATGAACGCGCCGTTCGCGGCCGTGAACCAACATCTCGCCAACACTTCGAAGCGCATGGCCGCGATGCAGCGCCATGGCCGCAACGCATCGCTCGGCGTCACCGCGCCCGCTGCGTGGTTCGGCGCGAGCATGATCAAGGACGCGGCCGAGTTCGCCAAGGCGGGCAACATGGTCGAGGCGTTGGGCGAAGCGACCAAAGAGCAGCGCGTAGAGCTCTCGAAGATGGCGCAGGACTTGGCTGGCCGGTATGACGCTGGCGGCGCGACCGGCATCATGAAGTCGGCGACCGAGCTTCTGAAGGCGGGCTTCACGTTCGAGCAGGCCAAGGGCGCGCTCGAACAGGTCTTGGCTGCGTCAGCACTGGCGGGCGATATGACGCCTGCCGATGTCGGCGCGTCGCTCAGCAAGACCATCACGCAATTCCGCATGCCCATGAAGACCTATGAGCAGGCGATGAAGTCTTCAAAGGTCGTGACCGACCGCATGGTCTACGCTGCCGTTTCGACCGTCGCGTCTATGAAGGACATCTCGGAGTCGTTCAAGTATGCGGGCGGCGTCGCTGCGACGACCGGCAACTCGCTGGACTCCGTCACGGCGATGGTCATGGCCTTCGCGAAGGCCGGTGTGCTCGGCTCCGAAGCGGGCGTCGCACTGCGCTCGGCCATCGTGCGTCTGGTCAAGATGCCGAAGGGTGGCATGAAGGCGTTGAGCCGGATCGGCATGAACCTGTCCGACTACACCCAGGCGCGCCCCGTCACTGCCGACACGGTCCTTGAGAACCTGAAGGCCGATGGCATCGACGCGAGCAGCGTGAAGGGTCAGATCGTCGATGCGATCAAGAACAACAAGGGCGATCACGCGGGGTTGTCGGCCGCGATCACCAAGGCGGTTCAGGGAGCGATCGGCAGTTCGTCTGCGGTCGATGCCGACAAGATTTCCGAGTCCGTGAACGATGCCGTCGCGGCTGCCGGGTCGAAGGTGGACATCACGAAGTTCATGACCGACCTGAAGAAGAAGATGGACGAGGGTGTCGCGACCACCGGCGACATCGCGCAGATTCTCGAAGCGCGCCATATCTCGCGTTACATGGCGTTGCTGAAGGCCGATCTGCCCGCAATGATCAAGGAAGTCGAAGAGAAGTCGGACGGCTACTCGCAGAAGCAATACAAGATCGCGAACCAAGGCTTGCCCGCCGTCCTGCTCAAGCTCGGGGCTGCCTGGGAGAAGTTCCGCAACACCATCGTCGAGTCGGTCGGCAACGACATCGCCAACGCCTTCACGAAGCTCGCCGACACGCTGCAAAGCTTGTCGGCCTCGAACCCGGCGCTGTTGAAGACCGGCGTTTACTTCGCCGCTGCGGCTGCCGCCGCCGGTCCGCTGCTCTTCGTCCTGGGCGCGCTCGGGCGTGTCGGGCTGCTCGCAATGCGCGGCATCAACTTTGCGGTGCTCGGGATGCTGTTGCCCTTCCGGCTGCTCGCCGGGGTGATCGCTGGCGTCGGCGCTGCCGCCGTAGGCCGCTTGGCGGCGATGACCCTTGGCTTCCGCATGCTGACGGCCCTCGGGGCAGGGGCGACGCTCTCGGCTCTCGGTGGCTCTCTGCTCGCCCTGGGGCGGTCGATCCTGCTCTTCCCGCTGACGGCTCTGCGGGCCATCGGCCTCGCCATGTGGGCGCTGGTCGCTAATCCGGTCGGTCTGATCATCACGGCGCTGGTCGTCGCCCTGACGGCTTTGAGCGTGTGGGTCTACAACAATTGGTCGGGCATCAAGGAGTTCTTCGCGGGGTTCGGGAAGGGCTTCATGGAAGGTCTCGGCCCGGCCGGTCCGGCCGTGAAGGCCATCGCCGATAGCCTGGGCTCCGTCTACAACTGGATGACGCAGTTGCTCGGCCCGCTCGACGCGACCAACGCGAAGTGGCGCGAGTGGGGCGAGACGGTTGGCGGCGTTGCAGCGGCGGGCGTTCGGTCGGTAATCTCCGCGATCCAAAGCCTCATTGGTTTCTTCGGCACCGCCATCGACAAGGCGATGTCCCTGGGCAGCGCCATCAAGGGCATTTTTAGCAGCGGCGGCGGGGGCAAGGGAGCCCCGGCTGGCGGGGCGGCCCCTGCGCCCATCGCTGGCGCTCGCGCTATGGGCGGGCCTGTGAGCTTCGGCAAGCCCTACCTTGTCGGCGAGCAAGGCCCCGAGCTTTTCGTTCCCGGCATGTCCGGCCGCATCGAGCCCAACGACACGCTGCGCCGCCTGACCTCGGATGGCGCGTCGGCGGTCGCCAGTTCGAGCGAGAACAACACGACGGTCTCGCGCAGCAACACGGCGCAGATCACCGTCCAAGTCCAGGGCGGCAATCCCAACGATGTTCGTCGGGCGGCCGAAGACGCGGTCTACGCGGTCTTCGCGCGGCTCGAGTCCGAGCAAAGTGGACTCTTGAGTGACTGATCATGCAGAGCACCGTTCTTCTCGCGCTCGGCGCGTATCGCTTCTCGATCAACACTGGCGCTTATCAGAAGTTCGACCGGACCTCTGCATGGCGCTGGCCGTCCACGGAGCGCATCGGCATGGCACCGGCTCCGCAATACGTCGGCCCCGGCGAGGACACGATCACGCTCGACGGCGTGATCTATCCGCACTATCGCGGCGGGCTGCGGCAGGTCGATCAGATGCGCGCGCAGGCCGGGCTCGGGCAACCGCTCCCGCTCGTCACCGGCTTCGGCCGGTATCTCGGGAACTACGTGATCGAGAAGATCAGGGAGGGGCAAGAGACCCTGATGTCGGACGGCGCTCCCCGTAAGATCGAGTTCACGATTGATCTGAAGGCTTACGTCTGATGGAGCAATACACGACCATCGAAGGCGATACGGTTGACCTGATCGCCTACAACCGCTTCGGCGTCACGCACGGCGCGACGGAGGCGATCCTGCGTGCTAACCCCGGCCTCGCCGCCGCCGGGACGAAGCTGCCGCAAGGCATGACGATCAACATTCCCGCGTTTACGGTGAAGAAGGTCAACACGGCAGCGAGGATTTGGTCGTGACGCCCGCCGCCCGCATCCTGCTCGACGGCCGCGATATCACGGCCAACCTGATCCCGGCACCCTTCGGCCTGCCCTTGGAAGGCGGCGGCCACGTCATCCCCGGCGGCATCCTGGGTGGCGGCCCGCTGCTCTCGCTGACGGTTCAGGACAACGAGGGCAAGAAGTCCGATAGCTGCGAGCTTGAGATCGACAATCGCGAGTACATCCCCGCGCCGGGGAAGGGCTCGAAGCTTCAGGTCTCGCTCGGCTTCGTCGAGACCGGCGTCAACTACATGGGCACCTTCCTTATCAACTCGTGGACGAAAAAGGGGCGGCCCAAGATCATGACCGTGACTGCGAAGGCCGCCGGTCTGACCACTGAGATCAAGTCGCCGAAGTCGCGCTCGTATCATGAGAAGAGCGTGGACGACATCGTGCAGTACATCGCCGGGCGCAACGGCCTATCGGCCATCGTCAACGGCGAGGTCGGCGGGATCAAGATCGACCACATCGATCAGTCGAGTGAGTCCGATCTGAATTTCCTGACGCGCTTGGCGAGCCGTGTGGGCGCGAACTTCAAGCTGGCCGATGAAAAGGTCATCTTCAACAAGGCGGGCTCCGGCATGCTTCCTAGCGGCGGCGCGGCCCCCGTATTCATGCTGACCGAGATCGGCGTGACCGATTGGGATTGCACCGGCTCGACGCGCGGAGACTACAAGTCGGTCGAGGCCGCGTGGCACAACATCAAGAAGGGCGAGCGCGAGTGGGTGAAGGAGGGCGGCGGAAAGCCTGTCTTCCGCAGCCGCAAGCTCTTCAAGACGAAGGAAGAAGCGGAGGCGCAGGCCAAGGCCACGAAGGGCGCGCTCGCTCGCGGCAAGAAGGTCTTCGCCGCCAACTTCCTCGGGCGCACGGAGATGTTCGCCGGGGCCGGGCTCACGGCCATGGGCTTCGATCCCGACTGCGACGGCAGCTATACGATCAAGTCGGCGACGCATCGCCTGAACGATCAGGGCCTCACGACGCGCATCTCTTGCGAGACCGCTGGCGAGGGAAGCGACGACTTTTGGGGTGGTGGCGGCGGCGATTAGCGCCGCTGCGCCTTCTTCACTATCTCAAGCAGGCGCAGAGACTTTGGTTTCTTTTTGTCAGACTTGAGCATCGCCGGGCCGGCCGATTTGACGATCAAAACCTTCTCCACCACGACTTTTCGGCCGACCTCCTTGGTTGTCGCTGCCACTAGTCTGTAAAACGCCTTATGCGCGTCATCAACCAAAGGAAAACTGCCGACCAACGTGGTGTTCGGAAGTCGTCTCAATTCTCCGTCCTTCATGCGCAGCCAGACATCGAAGCCGTAGTCCGTTGCTAAATCAAGGAAGGTGGAGTGTGGATCGGGCGTTGTCTTCTGAATATCGTAGCTAACAAAAAAGCGTGGCATTCATCCCTCAAATACTCATCCCCCCGGAATCCCCCAGGTAGTGCCAGTACGTTACGGCTACCGAAACGGTCCCGTCAAGCACGCAACGATTGGCAATGATGTCTTCAGCAAACGGAGACATCCATGTCGATCATCATCAAGAACGGAATGGGCTATCGCGACGGCGTTGCGATGCCGTTCGTCAAGAGCCCGAACCATGGCGGCGCTCTGAAGCCGCGCTTCATTGTCATCCACGACACCGCGTCGGGCCTCAAGGACGACGGCGATATTTCGTGGCTGACCAATCCGGCGGCGAAGGTCTCGGCGCATGTCGTCGTCAGCCGCCAGGGCAAGATCACTCAGCTTGTGCCGTTCAACGTCGTGGCGTGGCACGCCGGTCAGTCCCAATGGAAGGGGCTGAAGTTCATGAACAGCTACGCGGTCGGGATCGAGATCGACAACCCTGGCAAGCTCCAGAAGGTTTCGGACGGCGTCTACAAGAACGAAATCTGCACCATCGACACGAACAAGGACCCGTCGCTCAAGGTCGAGTACGCCAAAACCACGGCGCACGGTGCGGGCTACTGGCTGCACTACAGCCCCGAGCAGATCGCGGCCGTCACCGATCTTTGTCACGCGCTCGCGGAGACTTACAAGATCGAGGACATCATCACGCATTGGATGATCTCGCCGGGTCGGAAGATCGATACCAATCCGCTGTATCCGCTGGATCAGTTGAAGGCTTCGGCGCTGCCGTATCATCCGGTCGGCCTTCTCTCGACCCCGGAAGACGGCGAGCGTCACGACACGAACGAAGCCGGTGAAGAGCAAGTCGATCTCGAACCGCACAGCGATGTCCGTGACGAGAGTGCGACCGCGCCGAGCAAGCTGAAGGCGTTCATCAAGAGCAAGCTCACGGCGGCGTCCGGCCTGTTCGGCGGCCTTTCCATCACGTCCTTCCTGGGCGTGCTTCAGGATTGGAAGGTGATCGTCGCCTTGGGCACCTTCATCCTGATCGGTCTCGCTCTCTGGATTTGGTTGGAAAAGGAATGATCAAGCAGTGGTTCATGGACGCCTTCGCGTCCACGGCGATTAGCGATTTCCTTTGGGCGGCTGCGACTTCCGAGATCGCGCTGTCCGCCCTCGGGCTGCTGATCGTCGTGGCGGCAGTGGTTGGCTACCTGCCCATCGTGAGCACGCTGCTTGGCGGCTACGCCAAAACCGCGAAGCTCATCTTCATCGTGGCCCTCGCGGCTCTCGTCTTCCTGTTCGGCTTCAGAACTGCCGACAACCGCGCTGAAGCGAAGATCCTTCGCGATCAGATTTCAGCGCGAGACGACGTGATCGCACGGCAGAAGTCGAGCCTCGAAATGGCGCTCGACGCCGCCGAGACCGCGAGCAAGCAGCGAGACGAAGCGGCGCAGCGCGCCTTGGAAGCACAGGACGAAATCGATGACTATGAAAAGCGCCTCAAGGCTCGCCCGAACTCTGCTTGCTTGCTCACTCCTGACGATTTCACTGGCGGCGTGCAAGACCACGGAAAGCGCTAGGCCGTCGCCCGACTTCGCCGTGCCGCACGAGTCGACTCTCGTCCTCGACCCGGCACCGAAGAGCAGACAGATCAAACCGGGCATCGACGCGCGTGTCGCGTGGAAGCTGGAAGAGGCGCGCGCAGACGAGAACGAACGCCGCCTCAAGACCTCCAAATCGAACGTCCGCAACGTGCGCCTGAAGGCCCAAGTCAAATGATCACTATCGAAGAAGGCGTAGCGCTGACCGTTGTCGGTCTTGTGGGCAGCGCCATCGGTTACATCATCCGCAACGCCATCTCGCACACGAAGAACGAGGCGTCGGCGAAGGCCGGGCAGGCCATCGCCAATGAGGCAAAGGCCGCAGCGGCCGAAGCCCACCGGCTGGCTGCCGCGACGGAGCGCGAGCTTGCTCAGTTCCGCGAAAGGGTTGCGTCCGAGTACGCGACGATCAAGCTGATCGATCGCCTTGAAGAGCGGTTGGTGCGTTCGCTCGACCGCATCGGCGAGCGCTTCGACCAGTTTCTGAGTCAGAACGGGAAAGCCGCAAAGTGACCGACAAGAAGCGTAAGGAAGCCATCGAGACCTGTCTTCGCGAGGGCTTCGTGCCGTATCGCTCCGAGCATCGCGGCAAGGGTTCTGCGGTGCTCGAAGCGACGCGCCGCCTGAAGCTGAACAAGAACACGCTGACCGATTGGGTCCGATTGCAGGGCTCACTTGCGTCTCGGGGCGAGAAGAGCTTCCTCCCGGATTGGTCGTTGTACGTCGCGCCGGAAAGCCAGAAGCTTCCGTCGCGCAAGGAAATCCACGATAGCGCCTACTGGCGTCACAAGGCGCAGAGCGTCGAGAAGGAACTGGCCGCCGTCGAGCAGATGCTTGAAGAGATCGGCGGCATTCGCAACCTTCAGATCGCGCCGCCGGAATGGCTGCTGAAGCACGGCCTGGGCAAGCGCAACCGCGCGGTGCTCTCGATGCTCTTCACCGATCTGCACATGGGCGAGGTCGTCGATCCCGACGAAATCCTCGGGCTCAACGCCTTCAATCCGCAGATCGCCGCGACGCGCGTCCGCCGGTTCTTTAACGCGGCGTGTGAGATCGGCCCCCGTTGGGCTGCCGACTGCAAGGTCGAGGGACTTCTGCTCAATCTGGGTGGCGACCTGATCTCGGGCGACATTCACGAAGAACTGAGGATCACCAACGGCCTGACCTCGCATGAGCAGGTCCGCATGGTTGTGGCGCTGATCATCGCGGGCATCAAGTTGCTGCTCAAGGTCTACAAGCGCATCCACGTCTCGTCGGTGCCGGGCAACCATGCGCGCACGACGTTCAAGCCGACCGCGAAGCTGTACTCGAAGCTCAGCTATGACACCCTGATCGCTCACATGGTCTCAGACGCCTTCAAGGGCGATCCTCGCGTGACTTTCCAGATCGGGGTGTCCAACGACTGTATCATTCCGGTCCTGGGCTACACGGCCTTCCTGACGCACGGAGACAAGATGGGAACCGGCGGCGGGCAGGGCTTCGCCGGTCCGCTTCTGCCCATCGTGCGCGGCACGAAGAAGGTCGAGGCACAGCAAGCCAGGGCGCAGCGTCGGCCGGACATCATCATGCACGGCCACTATCACCACTCGGCCAATCCCGGCCCGGTGTTCTCGAACGGCGCGTTCCCCGGCTACAGCGAATACGGCAACGGCCTGCGCGCCTCGCTCGAACTGCCGCAGCAATGGTTCTTCCTGATCCATGAGACCTGGGGCGTGCGCGAACGATGCGAGATTAAGTTGGAAACCCCCGCCGTGCCGAAGCGCCCGGCAAGCTCTATGCCGAGAGAGATGGCGGCGTAAAGCTGCGTGTCGTTCTCTCGCTGGGGATACCGAACCGATCTCGCACTGCGGCACGCTACGGGCTTTCCTGTCTCTGACTTTCACAGGAAGAGCCCGTGTCCCGCGAGAACCCTTACGCCGTTCCCTTCGATGGCCCCGCCCTCGATTGGGTGCCGATTGTCCCGAGCGCAACCGCTCTGGCGCAGCCCATTCGCGCGATCCGCGCGAACACTGATGGCACCGTCACCGTCACGATGAAGCGCACCGGCGCGAGCCGGACGCTCAACTTCATCGCCGGTGAAACGCGGACCCTTTGGGCGACGCACGTCACGGCCGCGACCGCGACCGGATTGGAAGGGGCGATCTAATGCGCCTCGGTCTCGGACTCGGAATCGTCCGCTCAACGGGAAGCGTGCTCGCGCCGCCGCCGGGCTATGTCTTCGTCGTCGATAGCGACGGTTACATTCTCGTCGATAGCGACGGGGCCTTCCTGATCGACAAAGCCTAAGAGAACGGCCCGCATATGCAGACCCGCAACGCAGCTTTCGCGCTTAGCCTTCGCAAGCGTTTCCTGAACACGATCTTCTACGTCGGCGATAGCCGCAACGCCATGAAGTATCTTGACCCGCTCAAGTACAACAAGGCGGCAAATGGCTGGTCGAATTGGATGGAGGCTTACTGCCGTTCGCAGGGGCGTCCGCTGATTTGTCTCGGCAACTTGGCCGTCTCAGGAACCTATCCGTCTCAATGGCAGGCGCAGGTGGATGCCGCCATTGCCTCGGGCGCGCGCTTCATCTGCTTCACCGGCATCATCAACGCCATCGCGCAACAGACTCCGGCCGGTAACGTCGTCCAGGGCAACCTCGACTTGATGAAGAAGTACATCAAGCAGGTCAACGACGCAGGCTCGACCGCAGTCCTTTGGTGGGAGCGCGGCGCTGACAATTTCAACGCCACGCATATCGCGAACATGAACGACTACAATCGTCTCATGGTCGATTTCATTCAATACGGCGACGACGACGGTCGTGGACCGCCGGACGTGTTGGTGCTCGACCAGACGCCCTTCTCGAACGTCACGTCGAACAACGGCACCGTCAAGCTCAAGAACACCTATGATGGCACGCACGACGACACGGCGGCGGGCCAGATCATCGGCCTTGGCTGCGGCCCGATCATCTTGCCGCATCTTCGTCCGATCCCGAACCATCGCCTGGGCTCGGTGAATCAATCCAAGACGGGCTACGGTGCGCGCTCGATGTTCTCGCAAGCTGGCTTCCCCGGTTCGGTCGCTGTGACCGCCGCCGGTAACAGCGGCAATGTGCCGACCGGCATCATCACGAAGGCATGCACCGGCGGCGTGACCGCCGTGTATTCGGTGCAGCCGACGCAGGCCGACGCGAACGGCAACACCTTCGGTCAGGAAATCAAGATCGTCGCGACTGCTACTGCCGCCGGTTCGTTCGGCTGCTACGCCGCGCTCGACCGCACCGGGATCAAGCAGGGCGCGGTCGTGCGCGGTGGCGGCGAAGTCGATCTCTCGCCCGGCGCAACCGGCTTTGCGTCTGTACTCGCCGATCTCGAATGGTTTCCGTCCACCGGCGGCTACGGCCCGCTCTATGACATGCTCGCTGCGTCGAACCTGGGTAACGATCCCGGCAGGGGCTTCACCGGCATAGTCTTTGAGCCGGATGGCTTGGTCATCCCGGCCTTTACGGGGACGCCGTTCACCAACCTCGCGTTCGGCGGCAGCTTCAACGGCGCAGGGCAGGCGACGATCATTTTGCGCAAGTGGTGGGCGGAAATCGCCACCCGATAAGGAGAACGACCATGATGATTCCGATGATCATGAACACGGCCGCGAACGAGGATCGCGCTGTGACGCGCGAGGACGGGCGCACCGGAAAGATCGGCGAGACGCACGCGGACGAAAGCTTCGACGTGATTTTCGACGACAACGGCCAGACCGTCACCTATGACGAGCCGATGCGCATGGTGTTCAGCTACACCGACGAAATCCCGGCCTGAGTCACCTTATCAGTCGATAGCGTAAACGGCATCCTGCGTCGTCCAGACGCAGGACTTCTCTCCCTTCGGCCGAATGCAAGCGACGAAGGCGTTGGGGACTTCGACAACGAAGATGTCCATCCCTTTGCCGTAGCTCTTGCATCCTTCGGCCGCGCCCTTTGCGAGACCAGCATCAAAGTCCGTCTTCGCCGTCTTCAACACGGCCTGCAAACCTTCGAGCGTAGGGCAGGCCAGCGCCGTCGTGTGCAGCACCCCGGATTGCCCGACTTCCAATCGCTTTGCCGCGTGCGCGGAGATGACCGTGGCGATCACGGCTGCGGTTGCAAGGGCTACTCGAATGGGCATGTCACGGGGCTCCTAATCGCTACTGTAAGCCATCGCCGTTGAGGCGGAACGAAGTCCGCAACTGACTTGGAGCACAGTCATGAAGAAGTAAACCCCTTCTCATGTCCACCTTGAATTGAACTTGTTGAATCCGAGACCCGATCTCGTTCTGACGGCGGCCTTCGTACCCGCCCGGCAAAGCAACAGAGTCGCTACCGTTCCGACGACCGCGACCCGCAAAAATGCCTTGAGAACGATAAGGGAGCCGTGGGCGACACGGCTTTGAGAGACCCGCCGGGGAGACCCGAGCGGGTCTCATTGTATTTGGACGGTGCATTAACCACGAAACCTAGCGGCTGGGACTCGCGTTCTTCCGGCGGTAGGATCGGCACATGGCCCGCATCATCCGCATGATGCCGCTCTCAGGCGGCGACCGTAAGCATTACGCGCGCGAGCTTGCCCGCACCGAACAATTGCACACCGAGTTAGAGAAGAAGATGGTCGCGGCCTATGATGTCGCGCACCGGCTGGCCTGCGAAGAGTGGAATGCGCGGCGCTTCCTGGGCGGCGAGGCCAATCCTTCACCGACCATCGCGGCGGCGATCCAGGCGGGCTTCACGCTGCTGGAAGTGAAGTGCGGGGCCTGCCGCCATTTCGAGCGCGTGTCCTTGCCCGATCTCGTCTGGCCGCGTGAGAAGCCGATCCACTCGCTTGGGAGGGTGCTCTTCTGCCAACCGTGTCGGATCGAGACCGGCGCGACGCGGCGGCCGAACCTGATATGCCTCTGCGTGCCCGACACGAACACGGAGCCGCCTAAAACTCGCGCGAGAAGGCAGGGTGGGCGGGGTTCTTGACCTTGCGCCAATCGCACGTGCGGGGCCGGTAGCGGCTCTCACGGAGCTTCGAGACGATGCCTTCGAGCTTGGCGTTGCAGGCCGCTCGAAAGAGGCCGGGACCTAGCTCGCCGGGCTGGAACGGGGCCGGAAAGATCGCGGCATTCGGATCGCGGAGCAGCCGTCCCATGCGATCCTTGCGCTCGAATAGCGGCAGTTCCCGTAGGTCGTCACCGTCGAGCACTAAGCAGTCGAAGGCGTAGAGTTGGGCTTCCGAGTTCCGTTTGTTGGCATGCAGGGCGTCGAAGTCAGCGTCGCCGCGCTCAGTGAGGATCACGATCTCGCCGTCGAGAACGAAGCGCTTGGGGCGCAGCTTCAGGGCGGCCTCGACGATCAGTGGGTAGCGCCACGTCCAGTCGAGACCTGATCTGGATTGCAGCAAGACGCGCTCGCCGTCCCGTTGGAGAAGGCCACGGTAGCCGTCCATCTTGATTTCGTGAATCCAATCGGGACCGGCCGGTGCTGCCTTCACAGCCTTCGGCGTGCAATACTCGATACGCTTTTGCATGTGCCGGATGTAGTCACCATCTGGCGGAAGTGGAGTCCGCTATTGACAATCGGAATTTATGTCCGCATATTGCGGACATGGCCGAGCGGATAGTCCCCGGCCGATTGTGAGGGAAACCCCAATGTCGGAAGCTACCACGATGGATCAGCAAGAGCAGGTCGCGCGCATCGAGCGCATGCAGGAAGAGACCCGCAAGTTCGTCGCCGAGCAACACAAGCTGATGGCCGAACGTGGCAAGCTTTCCCGCGATATGGTTCTTGCGCCTTGGCAGATCGCAGTCGGCGGGATGACCGCCGGGGCCGCTCTGTTCGGCGCTGGCGCGGCGTTCATGAAGTTGTTCGGGGCATGACCCCGAACCGCTTCAGCGAATGTCTGGCCTCGCTGCGATGGACGCAGCGGGGCCTCGCGTCCATCCTCGAATGCGATGACCGGCTAGTCCGGCGCTGGGCATCGGGGGAGGCCGACATTCCGGCGAGCGTGGCGGCATGGCTCGAAACGCTCGCGCAGGCCCACGACGCGATCCCGCCGCCGCAGGGATGGAAGCGGCGCCAGAACGCTTAAAGACCCGCCGGGGCTACCTGAGCGGGTCTTCTCTTTTCTCAAGGCAGGGGATAGCGCACCGATTTCCACGGTTGTCCACTTGCTTGACTCGAAGGGCGTGCCTAATTTCCAAAGTTAGACGAAGCGTTGATAGGGTCGCGGAGTCTATTGATAGCTCAAAATCCCTATCGCCGCTGGTCAACCGCTTGGTGTTCGTCACCGAAGGGATACCTTCTGGTTCGGGATGATCTCTATCGCCCGAGCCGCATCAAGCAACGAGAAAGGGGGGCACATGACTGTGCTGCTCACTCTCGAAGCCAGCAGGCCCGGCGGTACGTCCTACCGTCTTGGCTTTGGGTGCTCGTTGCCCGTGGCTTGGATTGTGGCCGTGCTATCGCGGCTGTTCTGACGAGAGGGGCACCACGGGAAACCGGGTGCCCTTTGTCAGTTCGGCGAGGCCGGAATCGATGTGCGCTTTGTGATACAAATTGGGATCAATTTGGGATACAGAGCTTTGGTCGTCAGCAGAAATTATCAAACAAAATCAACGTTGTGGAGCGTTACTTGGTTCCCTCCGAGCGCACCA